TTACCCTCCGCCACCGAAAACACCGCCGCGAATTAACACTGCCACGACATAATTTTCTTCATGTTCAGCGAGTTTTTTTCCGCTGACCCATTTTTCAAAGAGTGTATAAAAATCCTGCCCTGACCCCGGCGGACGAAATACTGCCCCCAGATGCGTGACCGCCCCATAGGGATCGGCCGCGATAACGCCCACCCCTGCGGTTAAATCAGAAAAGGCCGGATACCAGGTATCCACTGAACGCAAAGCATTGCCGATTTTTTGTGAATGCATCCCTGCAGTGCCGTCAATATGGCAGAGTATCCGGCTGCTCCCCCCCTTTCTTTTATTCATCACAAATTCACAACTGGGATAAATTTCCTGCCCTTTTCCGGTTATCACTCTGGCTGAAACAGCCAGTAATAATGCACCATCATCACAACTCAGTGCTGCGGCAATATGTCTCCCCAGGTCGCCGGCTATATTATCCGTCTGCTCAAAATGACGAAGGCTGTACTTTCGTGCATCAAATATCCACTGCTGTTTTTTTTCCGCGCTGAGATTATCCACAACCACCTCAATATGCTCTGCGCCAACCAGGTTCCGCCACAAAAAACGTCCGCAGGCAATATTATGTGCATATCGCCGCGCAGGCTCACGGCAATGCTCTCTTTCCAGATAATCCGTTATTACCGCCTGATAGCGCTGACGGAATATTTCATTATTACAGGCAGCAGGATATTTCAGCCCACCGGTAATTTTCAGTGAGAAGCTAAATATGATTACATTTTGTTCAGCTTCCAGCATGCAGTAATCCATAGACTGAATATTGGGATCATTAATGTTCTGTCCGGATATTTTTTCATTTCCCCTCCCGTTTTTCCGGCGGAAAGCAAATGTTCCCCGGACAGTTCTCGTCTGTATTGTCAGCGGAGTAACCCGTGAATCCGGATGCTGTGATGTTCCGGAAAAAATACCGTCAGAGGGGATCAGTTTTTTTGAAAATGATAAAACAGACGGTATATTCCTGAATCCGGTCATTTTCTCTTTTCCGTTAATCGTGTTTTCCCTGCTGACACAGATAAAGGTTCTCGTCAGGTAAATAGTGATAACGCCACAACATATCCGAAGGATCCCGCAATTTATCCACCGGCCGGAATTCCCCTAAGGTAATAACACTTTCCGCAAAACGGTGGGGTATACCTTCTGCCCTGGCATTTTTCGCTATTCCCGGCGGGGAAAGTCCCTGATATCCGGTGACGACCGGGATCAGCACCGAACCGGGAGCAGTGGTATATTTCAGTAATGCCTCCATTGCATCCATTCCGCTGTTCATTGCATTGACCATGACATCCCGCCGCTCCAGTAATGCATATCCCGAAGCAATACATTGCCGCAATTCACACCATAGCGGTTTACTGTCAGGAAAAGAGCCGGTCTCTTGTTTACCGGAATCTGTAATATCCCCGCCGGCAATTTTCAGCATTTTTATTGTTTCAGATACCACAGTGAGGAATTCCTTATTTTTATCTTGTATATTCCCGCCGCAAATAAGCAGTGAAACATTGAGATGACAATACACTTCCTCAACCAGTGATGGGTTTTTGCCTTTTTTATCCGGTGGTTTCCGCCTGTTTAATGCGGAATACATTACCCCTCCGGGTTCCGCATACAGTTGTAAATGACAGTAGTGACAGATAATACCAGCGTGATTAAACCTGACGGACGGAAAACCTTGTTTCCTCACTTTTCGTTCAAGAGCATGAATAAATCCCAGCCAGGCAGTAACTGCCGGGAAACCTGCTATCAGTGCACCGGATAACGCATTGGCATTCCGGATAAGAATATTTTTCAGCAGCAGATAATTAATGGACACAGTAATGATCTCCGGCAGTGACGGCTCCCGGCGGGACAGATAATAATAAACAGGCTTTCCCTTTATTCTGCATATTAAGTGCAGAAATATTTTGTGGTTTAGACCCGCCAATATGAATCACAACAAGATGACCCGGGAATATACCGGATTTACCAAGCCGGCGGTATAACTCAAATAATAACCCCGATGGTGTCAGAACTGACAGTAAATGATAACCCGCATTACATTCTTTACCCGGCACGGGGGAAAAAACCTGTTTTATCTTTGAATTTGTTGACGGTACGCCCTCTCCGGAGAATATCCGTAAAAAACCGGCCCGCAACTTCCGGTAATTTTCACTGCCCAGAATTTTCTTTGCCGTTTCACTTTCCTCACACAAATGTGTCAGTAATGTTTTTCCATCCTGCATTTTCAGCATCAGAAACGTATATATTTCCAGTGCAGCAGCATTACCCTCAGCATCCTGCGGAACAACCACATTACCGGATCGCAGAAAGCCATCATTTTTCTTTTTAACCTCCGCCAGTATCGCTCCCGCTTTGCCATAGCGATTCCTGCGGGCACAGGGATGTGTAAAAGCAAACGGATGTGTCGTCAATGACAGTTGTTCCGCGCGTCCGGCGGCATCGGACAGCCATTGCAGACGCGAAAACTCAGGAATTTTTTTTGACTCCTGATATTTTGTAAAAAATGCAGTAATTTCCGGGTCCGGCATAGAATATCCTTTTCTTAAAATAATTTAATTTGACAATAATATTGAAAATTCAATCCGGCATTGAATGAATCTTCATCAACTGACGGGATATTTAATATGTCTTTGAAAGGGGATTGTCTACCAGCATTGTGATTTTTACGTACCGGTGTGTTTTTTTTGCGATCTGAATGGAATTTAATAAATAAAATTAACAGCAATAATACAAAAACGGCATATCCGAAAAGATATGCCGTAATTATTAAATATTTATTTCTTTGCTGGCTTATTGTTTTTAAGCCAATCCTGCATCTGCTTTATTTCCGGTCCCTGTGCATCAATAATGTCCTGAGCTAACTTACGCATTTCCGGATCTGAACCATACTTCAGTTCAATTTGAGCCATTTCAACAGCTCCTTTATGATGTGCAATCATACCTTCAGCAAATGCAATATCCGCATTTTGCTCAGATAATGTTTTTGCCATATCATCATGCATACGCATCATAGAATCACCCAGCTCTTTCTGCACCGGAGTGGTAACAGAATGCATATCACCACTTAATAATACCGGATTTGCCACGGCACCGAATGTCATAACGCCGGATAACAGAGCAGTGAGAATAAGTGTTTTTTTCATGATTAATTCCTTTTTCGTATTTGGTTGATGGAATTAATCATAAAGGTTGCCCTAAGGGAAAGGTCAATGTAATAAGAAATAACTTTACCATATTTACATTTAATAAAGCTCTCTCCACAATGTCTGAACAATTCAGATATTATTCTGTCAGTCCGGCATCAGTATTAATGCAGGTACTAAAAAAATAATGAAAATAATAAGATAACCCAATACCGCGCCAACACGGCTCTTCATCCCCACAAGAGAAGGCTTTACCAGACCTGCAGCTGCGGCAACAAGCGCCAGTCCCGCAATAACCATTAAACCATCTTCCATATATCCTCCGTTCACCTTTTCCTGCAGGTAATTCTGCGTATGACATTGAACCTTGCCGCTAAGGCAAAGTAAAGTTCTTAAAAATCACAATATTTTGATGGCAAAGCAAGAAGATGGTGATTAAAAACGCAGTCAAAGGAATACAGAAAAGAAAAAACCGGGCGTTATCCCCCGGTATTATATGTGCAGTTATTCTTCGTCCGGTTCTGCAGTAGCCGGTTCCGGCATATTTACCCATTCAGCATCCGACAGATGCTGTTCCCGTAGTGCTTCTTCATCCAGCCAGTTTATGACATATCTGGCGCTGTGCTGAGTAACAAAACCACAGTTATCACAGATAAGACGATAATAATAATGGTTTATACTGTCTGCCGGAATCCCCGGAGTGTGGTAATAAAATGTGACGAACGTACGCGGAGGTTTGTTATCCAGCCGGTCCTGCGCTGTCGTATAGTTTGTTTCATCTATAACCTGCCTGCCATTATGCCCGCACATCAGACACGTGGTTTTAACTTGCTTATCATTCAGATAATGAAAAAAACGCGACCCTGTCACCGTTTTTAAGCGTTCCACAAACTCCCGGATCTGAACATTATCCGGTGATGAATTATCCATCATACACCTCTGGCTTTGTATTGTTATTCCGTTTTTCAATATAAACACCATCAAATATTATATATTATTTATGCACTCATAACTGACTAAAGTCAGACACATGATATTTTCATTTTCACTTGTTTACTTTGCCATTTCTCCTTTTCCGGTATATCCCGCATAAAAATAATAAAACCACTTCACTTTAGGACCAGATATTTACATAAGATCACTAATTGATTAATCTTAAGAAGAGGCAATCAATAAAAGGCTATTTTTGCATAATGAAACAGTTATTTTCGGTGTTATTTCTGTGGAGCATCTCCCTTTCTGCTTCAGCTGATACCGGTCCGGCTGTACTGCGCTCTCCACCGGATGCAGCAAATGCAAAATTGGTAATTTCCAGCCTCAGACAGGCAAAGATCACGCCGGATAACCCGTTGTTTTCAGAGTTTAACGATCTGGCATTTGATGCCATGCATAATAAAAATTACACATCCGCTATCAAATTCTTTTCTGAGAATATGCTTCGTTATCCGTCACCTCAGATGATTATAAATTATACCGATGCAAATCTTATGATGCTGACGGATAATAAGAATACCCCGGGCAGCTGCGCCCCTTCCGGTGAGGATTTACAAACAGCATTGCGTTATTACCATTCCGCTCTGCTCACTGATAATACTGTTAATTTATTATCCTGTGATGAAAGAAAAAATCTGACTGAGAAAATCACCTGCCTTGAGGCATTTCAGAAAACACCGGCACCTGCAGAATTCAGGTGCCGGATATTACATCCGGGGTCATAACAGCACAGTAATTTTTGTGCTGTTATAATTTTCTGACTTCATCGATAGCATTATAGAGCTCAGGAACAATCTCTTGTCTGTACCCTTCTTCTATCATCTCAAACGCCTTTTTTCTGGCGGCTGCTTTAGTTGCGCTATCCGCTGAGATATCCTCAACCAGCATATCCACCGCTTCATTCATTTCCTTCTTACAATTCTTATACGCGTTATCGGTAATTGTTTTTTTGCTGTCAGTGGTTGTCAGTGCCTGCCCGGCAGAATAACGGATAAGGCAGTTTCCCCATTTTTCAGACATCCCGTCTGTTGCACTGTTATTTGCCGGTGCCTGACAGCCGCCAATCAGCATAATTCCCAAAATCAAAAATAAACTTTTTTCATGTTCATCCCTTAACGGTGCTTTCCGTGTCTGTCCCCGGTCATCAGTGGTTTTAGTATTATAGTGATATTAGCAAAGAGAATTGGCGATATGGAATAGGATTTGACCTGATGAGAGAACTGATACCTCTGTATTTTCTGTGCTTCATTCCGGTTCAATTCTGCAGCGACTTATGCCCTTTGAGCACACCGTTATCATCAAAGATAAATAACATTCCCTTTCCTGATGCATCCTGACAAACCATGCCGTCTGCGTTCGTGCTATCCGTAATGCCCTGACAGACCATATTACTGACATAAGGGCGCAACTGACATTTCAGTGTCCTGCCATCCATGATTTTAAGATGCCCTGACGCTGCAATCTCATCAGTGGATGGCTCCGGGCAAGTACCACTTCCCCAATTAGTCCCGTGATTATTATCAAACGCAGAGCAGCCTGACAGTAAGGTACTAATCAAAATGGTCATAATGTATTTATTTTGCATGATTTATCTCTTGATTACTGGTCTGAAAATTCCGGGTTATCATTTAATCATCAAACTATCGCCGTGGGTAGGGGGTTGTGTTTAAGCAAAACACCGATGACAAAATTTACGTTTCATTTTTCCTCATTACAAAAAATATTTTTGGTAAAACTAACAATAAAAAATAATAATTATGTACATTAAAATAAATGAAAATTAAAAATTTGTTCGCCTGATTATCCATTAATTCCCACAGAATAAATTAAATATATAATCTATTTTAAGATTTTATTTTATATGTCTATCGCATGCATGAATTAAACCGAGATTTCCTGCACCACAAAACCATCCTCCTCTGCATAAATCACAGCCCTTTCCTCATCCGTAGCAGAACAAGCCAAACGCAAAGTTCATTTAATAAATTATATGTTTCGTCCGGAATTTGTTATCAAGAGTAAATGTAAATCAAGCCCCACATTACAAAAATCATTACAAAAATCATTACAAAAATCAAGCAACTAATTGATTTTAAAATAATTATAATATAAACCAGTAAATAAGGTAAGTATTCCATCCCCATAAAAATTATTTTCTAACAAAAAACACACATCCCGGGTGACGATAACATAAATATTAATGTATTATTTCCGGCATAACACAAACAACACGAGTTTAAGATGCCGCGTCATTCGCATTACATTTTACATGATGAACTACAGGGATTTGATGTATTCAGATACACAGATATTAATTACGTTTTCTCTGGTGATGATACCCGCCGGATAACCTTCCGGTTAGTTTTTTGCAAAAATGAGTCTGACAATAATATTCTTTATAAATTATTTGGTGATGAACTAATTACCCTCACCATCAGCGTTATCAGTTTTTATAATATTGATGCTGAAAATAATAAAGAATGTGACACCATGTTTGAAAAGCCGCCCGGCGCACCGGATCTTACCGCGTCAGAGGCACTTTACCTTTATAGTACATTAGTTGACATCATTCTCCGGATAGCTGAAACTGAAGATATCCGGATATTAACTTTCCAGGCATACAGCGAAGAGTTACGTCGTGTATACGATAAACTTATAAGACGCTATGCCGCAGCCAGAAATCTGGACGCACATATAGAAGGGGCTTGTTATGTTATACGAACGGACAACTAAGAAAAACACTGAGATTGACTATGCCGCTATCAAAGCGCAGAAGAATGCAATCCTTCAGCGTTTCCTGCTGGCGAAGAAAAAAGCCGAACAGTCCGGTCAGGTTGTCACTAAGCCTATCTGATTCATTTATTGAAAACAGGCTCCTTCGGGAGCCTTTTTTATGCCCGCAATGTCAGGACTGATTGTTGTATTCCCGCCTTCTACAACACCGGCAACAAGACACAGAATCACATCAATAACACCATAGAAAATCTCAATAAAGGGAATTTCTATGTCACAAAAATATCACCACGGCGTGCGTGTTATTGAGCACAATAACGGTACCCGGCCAATCCGCACAGTCAGTACGGCCGTTATCGGCATGGTCTGTACAGCAAATGATGCCGATGAGAAGGTATTCCCGAAAGATAAACCCGTTTTACTGACGGATATCCGGCATGCTATTGGTAAGGCTGGTAGTACCGGAACGCTGGCGCATTCCCTACAGGCCATTCTCGATCAGACAAATCCGCTTACTGTTGTTGTTCGTGTTAACGCAGGCATAAGTGAAGAAGTAACGACGGCAAACATTATCGGCGGTACCTCAATCACCGGACAAAAAACAGGGATGCAGGCTCTGCTTACCGCCAAACAACATACCGGCGTTAAACCCCGTATTCTCGGTGTCCCCGGACATGATAATCAGTCAGTTACATCAAAATTGGTCACGGTTGCACAAACATTACGTGGCTTTGTTTATGCCGGGGTCTACAACCGTAAAATCATTCAGACCGTAGTGAATTACCGCAAAAACTTCAGCCAGCGTGAACTGATGCTGATTTATCCTGATTTTCTGTCGTGGGATTCCGTCAAAAATGCAGAGGCCACTGCTTACGCAACAGCACGGGCGCTGGGGTTGCGAGCCAAAATCGACCAGGAGATCGGCTGGCATAAAACTCTGTCAAACATCGGTGTTAACGGCGTGACCGGTATTTCTGCAGATGTGTCCTGGGAGTTGCAGGATCCGTCTACTGATGCCGGTCTGCTGAATGAAAACGACATCACCACCCTGATCCGTGAAGACGGTTTCCGTTTCTGGGGTTCCCGCACCTGTTCCGATGATCCGCTGTTTGCCTTTGAAAACTACACCCGTACCGCGCAGGTACTGGCCGATACCATGGCAGAGGCGCACATGTGGGCGGTTGATAAGCCGATGACCCCGACACTGGTCAAAGACATGATCGACGGTATCAACGCCAAAATGCGCAGCCTGACGACTCAGGGTTATTTACTCGGCGGTGAGTGCTGGTTTGATCCGGATGCCAACAGCAAAGAAGAGCTGAAAGACGGGCAGTTAGCAATCGATTATGACTACACACCAGTGCCACCGGCTGAAAATATCAAACTTCGTCAGCGTATCACCGACAGATACCTGATGGATTTCGCATCGAAGATTAAGGGGTAATCATGGCCTTACCGCATAAACTGAAAAACATGAACCTGTTTTTCAACGGCGATAACTGGCAGGGGAAAGCCGAAGAAATCACCCTGCCGAAGCTGACCCGCAAACTCGAAGCCTACCGCGCGGGCGGCATGAACGGTGCCGCACACGTTGATTTGGGGCTTGAAGATGATGCGCTGGGGATGGAGATGACCCTCGGCGGTATGGAAGCGCAACTCTATAAGCAGTGGGGCATTGCCGAAATTGACGGTGTGCCGCTGCGATTTGCCGGGGCCTATCAGCGCGACGATACCGGCGAGACAATCGCTTGTGAGGTGGTCGTGCGCGGTCGCTTATCTGAAATCGACCCCGGCAGTACCAAACAGGGCGATAACACTCAGGTGAAATTCAGCTTTAAACCGACCTATTACCGGCTGGTCTGGAACGGTGCTGATCTCATTGAAATTGATGTCGTCAATATGGTTGAAAAAGTAGACGGTGTTGACCGTCTGGCAGAACAACGAGCCGCTATCGGGCTGTAACAGGAAAATATAAATGACTGAACAAATTAATAAAACATCTGAGGTTATTGAACTGGATCAACCCATCAAACGCGGTGATACCGAGATAACCAGTGTCACTATCCGCAAGCCTAAATCCGGCGAATTGCGGGGAGTGCGTTTACAGGTACTGCTGGAAATGGATGTCAACTCCATGACCGAGGTGTTACCGCGTATCACCGTTCCCACTCTGACAAGAGATGAAATCGGTGTGATGGAGCCGGGTGACCTGCTCAATATGTCAATCGCGGTGGTCAATTTTTTGCTGCCGAAGTCGATGCAGAACAATTACCCCCAAGACTGACAGTCGATGATTTGGTGGCAGATATTGCCGCCATTTTTCACTGGACACCTGCCGCCACGGCGGACATGAGTCTGACAGAATTAATTGAATGGCGTTATCACGCTTACAAACGCAGCGGTAACAGTGAATGAGCAGAAACCTCCGTTTACAGGTCGTGTTAAATGCTGTCGATAAATTAACCCGGCCGTTCCGCAGTGCGCAGGAATCCAACAAACGACTGGCGGGCGCTGTCCGTCAGTCCCGTGATGCACTGAAAGACCTGAACCGACAGGCCGGACAAATTGACGGCTTCCGCAAAACAAAACAACAACTTACCGGGATAAACCAGTCTTATCAGGCGGCAACACAGCGTGTCGCCGCCCTCGCCCGTGAAATGAACGCCTCCGGCAATCCGACCCGGCAACAGGCCGAAGCGCTTAAACGTGCGCAGCGTGAAGCCGGTCAACTAAAAAACCGGTTTGAACAACTCCAGCGATCCACCCAGCAACAGCGTACAGCCTTACAGGCTAACGGTATCTCGACAACTCAACTCGGGCAGGCACAGCGCCGCCTGAACAGCGATATTGCCCGCACCACCCAGCAACTGCAACGGCAGGAGCAGCAGCTGCGCCGCAGCGCCGAACAGGAGCGCCGGATGGCAGCGGCCAAAGGCAGCTATCAGAAAACGATGGATGTCCGGAATAAAATGGCCGGTACCGGCGCGGCAGCGATGGCGACCGGCGGTGCGGCGTTATATGCCGGGAAGAAATTTATGGCGCCGGGCTATGAGTTTGAGGTCGGGATGTCAAAGGTGCAGGCGCTGACCCGGCTTGATAAGAACTCAGAAGAGTATAAAGCACTGCGCGAACAGGCGCGGCAGCTGGGGGCGACCACGGCATTTACAGCAAACGAAGTTGCGCAGGGGCAATCGTTCTATGCTATGGCCGGATTTAAACCGGAGCAGATACAGAACGCCATGAAAGGCACCCTGTCGATGTCCCTTGCCGGTGATATCGACCTCGCCACTACAGCCGATATCGGATCCAATATCCTGACCGGGTTCAAACTGAACTCTGACGAAATGAACCGCGTCAGTGATACGCTCGTTGCCACCTTTACCCGGTCAAACACCAACCTGAATATGCTGGGCGACACGATGAAATATGTCGCGCCGGTCGCGTCCGGGCTGGGGGTTGATCTGGAAACCGCCGCCGTCGCTGCCGGTAAGCTGGGTGATGCCGGTATTCAGGGCAGTATGGCCGGGACCAGTCTGCGATCTATTCTCGGTCGCCTCGCTGAACCGCCAAAACAGGCAGCGGAGGCGCTGGAAAAACTCAACATAGAGACCCGTGATACCAGCGGTAACTTGCGACATTTACCTGATATTCTCACCGAACTGGATAAAAAAACGCAGAAAATGGGCACTGCGCAGCGAGCAGGATTATTTAAGCATATTGCCGGTACAGAAGCTTTCTCAGCACTGTCTGTTCTGACTGAACAGGCCGGTAAAGGCGAGTTACAAAACATGATTGCCGATGTCAAAGCGGCCAGGGGTGAGGCACAAAAAATCGCTGAAACTATGAGCGATAATCTCAATGGTGACCTGAAGAATCTCACATCAGCATGGGAAAATGTGGGTATCCAGATATTCGGCGGCGTTGACAGCCCGCTGCGGGATATCGCGAAATCCATTACCGATATTATCAGTAAGGTCGGGGACTGGGCGAAACGCAATCCGGAACTGGCGAACACGCTGACAAAAATTGCCCTGGCGCTGGGCGTAATCCTCGCCGTGGGCGGCGCGATTGTTCTGATGCTGGCCGCGATGCTCGGCCCGGTCGCAATACTGAAACTGAGCCTGTCAGTTCTCGGCATCAAGGGTGCCGGTGCTTTTGGTCTGCTGGCGAAAGGATTAAAAGCTGTCGGGATGGCCTTATTCGGTATCGGCAAAGCCCTGCTGACGAACCCGCTGTTTCTTGCCGCCGCCGTGATCGCCGGTATCGCCTACGCAATATATAAAAACTGGGACTCTGTCGCCGCGTTCTTTAAGAAACTGTGGGCGGATATTGTCAGTGCCTGTGATGCCGCATGGAAATGGATAGGCAACATCATCAGCAGAGCCAGGGAGGGAATAAAAAACTATTTCCTGAACTATACCCTTGTCGGGCTGATTTATAAAAACTGGGACGGCATCAAGAAATACATGTCTGATCTGTGGGAAACCGTGAAAACCACCATCAAAACCAAGTGGGATCAAGTCATCACGGATATTAAGAAGCTCCCGGCCACCATGAAACAGGCCGCATCTGACATGATAGACGGCGTTATCAACGGTATTAACGAAAAATGGACGGAGCTGAAAAATAAGTTCGGCGAACTTAAACAGATGGCAAAAGATGCCCTCACGCTGGACTGGTTGATCGACGCCAAAAAAGACCCGAAATTTGTTAACGCCGTGGACGCCACGCAGAAAGCCACCATGTCCGGCGGCATCCGTAATGCCAACTGGACGATCCCGGACAAAAAATTTGCCGGGGCCTATGATTCCGGCGGACGTATTCCGCGCGGTCAGTGGGGCATTGTTGGTGAGAACGGGCCGGAAGTGGTGGACGGCCCGGCAAATGTGACCGGCCGGAAAAATACGGCAGCACTGGCAATGCTGGCACTGAGCACCCTGTCCCAGCCGATAGCGGCGGCGCCGGCACAAACCGCCGTCGGTTCTGTCAGCAGCGCGTATTCATCACAGCAGAACGCCGCGCCGGTCATCAACATCTACCCGACACCGGCACATACCGCACAGGATATCGCCCGCGAGGTTGCCCGCCAGTTAGAAGTGCACACCCGCCGACAGCAGGCCAGCCGCCGCAGCGGATACGGTGACACAGAGGAGTTTTAATTATGGCTATGGCTGCACTCGGCCTGTTCGTGTTTGAGCTGCGAACCGTGCCGTTTCAGGGGATGCAGGAAGAAAAACAATACCGGTTTGCGTATAACAGCCGGGTCGGAAAGCGTCCGTCCTGGCAATTTTTGGGGCTGTCCAATGATCCGATTACACTGTCCGGCACACTCTGCCCGGAAATCAGCGGCGGTAAGTTTTCCATGATGGCGCTGGAAGCCATGGCCGACAGCGGTAAAGCCTGGTCGTTTATCGGCGGCGAGGGAACCATTTACGGGATGTATGTCATTGAGTCCATCAGCAAAAACAAAAGTGAGTTTTTTCACGACAGCGCGGCCAGAAAGATTGATTTCACTATCAAACTCACCCGCGTTGATGAATCGCTGTCTGAAATGTTCGGTGATATCAGCGCACAGCTTGACTCACTGACTGACACCATCAGCGGCATGGGTAATAAAATTTCTGACAGCATTACAGGGTTATTATCATGACGGATTTTTTCCTCACCGGTACCGAGTGCGCCCCAGCATATTCGCTTTCCGCCGGGTCCGTCAACATCAATGAGCGGATTCAGGGGCGGCTGATTTCCCTGTCACTGACGGATAACCGCGGATTTGAGGCCGACCAGCTGGACATTGAGATCGATGATACCGACGGCAAAATGATGCTGCCGAAGCGCGGCGAGGTATTATCGCTGCACTTAGGCTGGAAGAATGAACCGCTGATTTTTAAGGGTAAATTTACCGTTGATGAAATAGAGCACAGCGGACCGCCTGACAAGCTGACCATACGCGGCCGTAGTGCAGATTTCCGTTCGTCACTGAACGCAAAGCGCGAGGTGTCCTATCACGAAAAAACGCTGGGCGACATCATCACCACCATTGCAAAGCGGAATAACGTAGAGCCGGTGATCGAAAAGAAACTCGCTGAGATTAAAATCGCCCATATCGACCAGACCAACGAATCAGACGGCTCCTTTCTGGCGCAGCTCGGCAAACAGGAGGGTGCAATCGCGGCCATCAAAAACGGCCAACTGCTGTTTATGCCGCAGGGCAGCGGAAAAACCGCGTCCGGCAAACTGATCCCGCCGCTGCTGATCACGCGGTCCGTCGGTGACGGCTACCGGTTTTCGCTGGCCGACCGTGGCGCGTACACCGGCGTTATCGCCTCATGGCTGAACACCCGCAAGCCGAAGAAAAAAACAGGGTTAAAAATACAGCCTGACGGGCTGCAAGGCAGCTATCTCGCCGGAGAGGACGGTAATATTCTGACGCTGTCACATACCTATGCCAGCAAGGCCAATGTAGAACGTGCTGCAAAAGCCGCCCTGAAAAAAATACTGAGTGGTGTTGCAACCTTGTCTCTCCGGCTGGCAAAAGGCCGTGCAGAACTCTATCCGGAAATGCCGGTAAATGTTCAGGGATTCAAACCGGAAATTGACAGCGCAGAGTGGATAACAGCTAAAGTAACACACTCATTAAGTGCAGAGGGTTTTACATCTGATCTGGAACTTGAGGTGAAACCGTCCGGTTTGTTATCATTACATAACCCCATGATGAAAAAGGATAATCTGTCATGATGAGATGCCCGCTTTGCAATAACCCCGCTTATACCCGCAGTTCCCGCGAATTCACCAATGAAACTAAAGAACGTTATAACCAGTGCAGGAATATCAACTGCGGCGCAACCTTTGTCAGTCATGAAACACTGGTTAAATTTATTACAAAACCGCAGATCATTGATGCTGTGGAACCACATTGATTAGAAAAATGAAAATTATATTTATATATCAGTGTGTTAATGGATGGATTCGCTGTTAAAACACCGTCCATTGCAAACGGAATCACAAAGCCACTGTCTCATGAATAGGTGGAAATTATTTTATAAAACAAACGGATACAACATAGTGTCGACACTTTGCTGCCAAAATTTGCTCCTTAAGGCAAATTTCAGACACAAAAAAGCCACCGTAAGGGTGGCTTTTCTTAACGCTAACTCACTGAAAACTCAATGAATTTCTATATGGTGCCCAGAGCGGGACTTGAACCCGCACAGCGTTGCCGCCGAGGGATTTTAAATTCATTGCTTATTATATGAATATCAATTAGTTAACGGCAATATTCACAATATAAGATAATAAATCATGTGTTTATTATCAATATAATAGCTCGCTGTACGATGAAATATTGTGAATATTTTCCCTTTATACTGCATTATATTCCGGAAATGATTTATGTGTATTAGCTCAGATTTAATCTGACACAGCTACAGCACAGATCTAAACCTAATCTGACAGGCCGCTTTGTGCCAAGAGCGGACGTTGTCTTGCTAGAAAACAACATGCAGGAAAACGCTTCACCCATGGATTAAAATGCCAGAATGCATACCTGTTTCTCACTTTGATTGTAAGGATGTTAAAGGAAACTTTATGGATACGTTCAAGTTAAAACTCTGGCTAATAGGTGAACGTGGATTCGACTTTGCTAATATTTTTACTAATCCGGATCTTGGTAATCCAGTACCTCCTGTTGCGACTGTACCGGAGACATTTAAACAGCGCCTAAGTATCATCACCAGAATGGCTGAGCTGGACAGAGAACGCCTGCTCAAATGGATAATTGCATGGTGTGGTCTTTCAACTGCCTGGTGTCGGAAGACAATAATGTTTGAAACTTTTTTGCATTCGCAGTCCGTTCTTTCGTGTCAATAGAAGGTATGTATGACAATAAAGATCAATACTTAGATTCAATCAACGTGCCTATCCAAAGAAAAATTGTGACAACAAAGATTGAAACTCACTTTTGGACAGAAGTGAGCCAGTGATTTTGCTAACTTATTGATTCTTTAATTACCTAAAGTATGGAAACTAGCTTAACGGTGACAAAAAAATTATTGAGCTTCGAACTCCGAAAATGTAACATACACACTGTGTTTCATAGTGGTGACAGGTCTTAGTAGCTGTCCACTCTTAGCAGTAAGAGTGAAACTAATTTCGAAGGGTTCGCCCTTAGTGTATCTCGTATATGCTTACTCCAGTAGGAGTGTTAACTTATTGTAAACTAAACTACCTCTATGAAGCACCCCCCCAACATTAGGAGAAGATGGTGGCTTTAGCAGACAATATTTGGTGGACAAGAAAAGCTCGAATCCAAACAGAGAAACGACTTTTATCTAACGCTTTTCACTCACAAGTAATACTACTCTGGTATTCATTCTTCTCTGTCGCCGTATCCGTTTATTATCTAAATAACCCACAAAATGGAATCGAAGCAATCTCTTGGGTTGTATATTCTGTCCTCGTACTTTGCATTTCAGGTTTCATCAATGGGCTTTCATTTAAGGAAAGAGCAAACCTAATCAAAGAATGTTATGAAAGTTTGAATAGCATTATGCATCAAGCCTCCAAGCCAAATCCTGATTTGGACACTTTATCAACAGCCTACGAATCTAAGCTAAATGCTTGTGAAAACCACACTGACAAAGATTTTGCCATCGCACTATGCCAAGAGTATTGGGCAAGTACTAGCAGCGTAAGACAAGTAAGCAAAGATTTCCATTCAGACACCTCGGAAAACAAACAACAACCCAAACAAGCTCTTACTAGAATACCAACATCACATCACTGGTTTTTAACGGTATCTTATTTTGTTGTTAGATTGTTAACTCTTGTGTTTTTCTATGTCTTGCCAGTACTGATATTGCTTGCATTAAACTCGTCTTTATTCTTATCCACTCCAACTTGTACTGGTTGATAAAATGCGTGTACAAGACCAATTTAATAAAGAGTTTAGGCACGAGAATCTAAAAGAAATCTTTTCCAATCATGTTGTATATTCTGGTGCGACTGGCATAGACAATATGAATCAGTATTCTTTTAGAAAACAGTTAGACCCACAAGTCGAAATCATTTCTCGTAAAATGATTGAAGGTTCGTATACGTTTTCCAAGTACAAGCTAAAGTTGCTGACTAAAGGGAGAAATAAAGCCCCTCGTGAAATCTCTATCCCTACAGTGAGAGATAGAATTGCATTACGTGCAATGTGTAACTTTCTACAAGACAGATTTGCAGAATCAGTGAAGTTCACGCTTCCTCAAGATGTCATTAAAGATGTCAAGGCTCACACTTTATCTGGTGACTTTGATAGCTATATTAAGTTAGATGTTTCGAATTTTTATCCATCGATAAGACATAAAAACCTACGCTCTCAATTGAGAAAGCGCATTAGGCAAGATCACATACTAGACATGATCTTTTCGGCTGTCACTGCCCCTTCAGTTCTAGTTTCGAGAAAGGATGATAAGCCAAGTGAAGTAGGCGTACCTCAAGGGTTGGCTGTTTCCAACATCCTTGCAGCCATCTACCTCCAAAACATTGACAAATTTTTATCTGAATTGCCTAACGTAAAATGCTACCGCTACGTTGATGATGTATTAGTTCTTTGTTCTGCTGATCAAGCACGTGATCTAGCACAAATCATTATCAAGAAGTTTCGCAATATTGGTTTAAAAATACACAGCCCTGAGAAAGCGCCAGAGAAGTCAAAAATTGACTCACTTGCTAACGGTTTTGATTATCTTGGGTATCAATTTACCAATGAGCATATCTCTGCAAGAAACGGTTCGATTGAAAAGTTAAAGGCTTCTCTTGCAGGAATTTTTACAAGCTATAAGCACTCTAAAAATAAGAGCTTAAAAATTTTAGAATGGCGATTGAACCTACGAATCACTGGCTGTGTGTTTGAGAAGAAATGTAAGGGTTGGCAATTTTTCTTCGCTGAGATCAATGATGAAAAACTACTCCACAGACTAGATCATTATGTCCTGCGCTTATGTAAGCGTTTTGGGGTAGAAATCAAACCTAAAAAGTTTGTTCGTACTTTCAAAGAAATTAGCCACAACAAATATAACACCAGTTATGTACCAAACTTCGACCAGTATGACGTACCTGAGATGAAAGAGGTATTAGTTCAATATTTTAGTTTTGATTTGACCAATATGCCTGATGAAGAAATTCGTTACCACTTCCATAAAAAAATAGGTTCTCAAGTCAGAGAGCTAGAAGTTGATGTGAAAGACTTTGGTTACTAGGTTACGTGTCCGGTTAAACAAGGGGAGATGTTTCCTCGATCCTATAGACGCCAGACAGGCATTACTGGCATTAGGAAAAATAGACCAAATAATGATTCAAAGACGTGAGGCTTAAACTGTTACTAACTTGCTTTGGGGCAAAAGCTTGTTAGAACAAAAGGCAGACTGCGACAAATAGCATCGAAAAGTTTCGGACTTTATTGTCATGGTTTCAGTATTTATTGTCGAGTTTCAAGCTTTAATGTCCTCCGACACCTGTACCCTCTCAAATAACGATACTGTCTCAACAACAATAAAAGTTGCCGAGTTGGCGATGGCTGAATTGGAACAGTAAGTGGGATATCGACAATAAAGGTAGTGGTTTCCTGTACGTCCGTTCTTCGCTCAAAGCAGACTGTCAGATTTGATTGTGTGCTGCTAGTGAAAACTATCAGATCAAGTCTGAGCTAATACAATTTATGGCACGTAGTTATACCACGTGCCTTTTCTTTTAGTCCGCTACATAAACAGATGACCACTCCATGAATTGACCACCTACTGACTTCAATGTCCTTCCTGCATTTTGTGTGCATACAATACCATATCCGGTATTGCCTTGGTGAAACTGGGTTCCAATACCGTCAACCGGAGGCATACATACTGTTGTCCAATAAATCCCGCCGGATCCTGTCAATTGGAAATAAATTTGCTTCCCTCTGACATCTTCTGACATAGATATTGAACTGCTGGCATTTCCGGCGCCCCCAATTTTTCGCCAGCCTTTCGCTGCTCCTTTTTTCTCATAACGTCCATCACTTTCGGCTTTTGAATAACTGTAACCCGACGCCTGATAACTTCCTTTCGGTTGATATTTATTATCAGATTCAGCTTTTGAATAGCTGTAACCAGCCGCCTGATAGCTTCCCTTTGGTTGATACCGCTGATCCCCCTCAGCTTTGGTGTAACTCTCGCCTTTTACCGCGTAGTTTCCCGCCGGGGCGTAGTTGCCTTTCGGCTGAAAATTACTGTCAGATTCAGCTTTCGAATAACTGTAACCCGCCGCCTGATAACTTCCTTTCGGTTGATATTTATTATCAGATTCTGATTTGGTATAACTTTCGCCTTTTACGGCGTAATCCCCGGCAGGCGCATAGTTCCCCTTTGCCTGATAACGTCCATCCCCCTCAGTTTTGGTGTAACTGTCACCTTTCATGGCGTAATTACCAGCGGGTGCATAATTACCTTTCGGCTGGTAATTGGTGTCAGATTCAGCTTTTGAGTAGCTGTAACCGGCAGGCAGATAATTACCCAGCGGCTGAAATTTCTGATCAGCCTCACCTTTAGTGTAGGCTCCGACATCCCCGGCGGTCATATCCGCTTTCAGTTCCGTCCATGCGGTACCGGCCGCCGGTTCTGTCTTGTTATTTTCAATCTTTGACTGCCAGGCTTTTTTATTGTGATACACGATACTGCGGATAGCATAGGGTTTACCTTCTTCCGCCCACACCGGCATCCCGAAAGCCTGTATTTCCCCGACTGCGCCGGTAATATCATGGAAGAGACTGTTCATCTTCTCACGTTCGATATCTTTTGCCGCCGGATCCGTCGCCTGGTCACGTTCATAATCGTAACCGTAACCCTGAGTGTAAGAAACAGAGCCGTCTGCCTGTACGTCATCAGGCACAGCAGTGCGATCCCCCTGTGTTGCAAAGGGGATTTTAAATATTTTTGTCATGGGGGATTATTCTCCGAAGTTACTTTCCAGGAAGTTTTTACGGTGTTCGCCGTGGCCGAAAGCTTTTTTCGCCACAATACGATATTTGACACCCACCCCGGACGGGCGCGGCATCAGATCGAAGTTTTCCAGCAGAACGCGCAGACGCTCATCCGGATTAAAGTTGAAAACGTAGTACATGTACGTCATATCGAGCGGATCCAGCACAAAGACTTTACTGTCCTCATTCCAGAAAAAACGCTTAAGAAATTCATTGATATTGGTGACAGTCGGGCTTTGGGTCAGATTAAAGTACCGCATCCGGATAATCAGCCGTTTCTGCTCCGGTGTCAGCGACAGGGTGTAATCGGTATTACGCCGGAAATTTGCCCTGAAATTGGCTTTCTTCCTGCCGAATCCGATACCAATTTTTTCTTTTTCACTCGGCGGGATATCAATCCCCAGCGGAACATCAAGGATTCGGGACCATACCGACAGCCCGAAATCATTGGCCGTATCGATATTAAACACATCCCGGTACCAGTTCCGCCAGAAGCTGACAGTTGACCGTTCAAACCAGCCAGATTTAAAACGGGCCAGCGCTTTCAGATTATCTGCCCCTTCGTACTGCCACAGAATCGCTCTCAGAAGGTCGGAGTGAAAGGTTAACTGCTGAATAGTCTGTGTCATACAAACACCACCTGCACCGCACTGCGGCTGATTCTGGCAACCTCAGTCAGCTTTACCGGGTAAGTATCGGATGACCAGTCCGTGCCGTTGGTTGACAGTTCCACCCGTGTGACAAACAGGCGCGGCTCAGAAGCATTAATACCGGCCGATATTTCAAACGGGGAAACTTCGCGGCCGACAACCAGCCCTCCATCCCCTTCCGTTTCGCCCCCGGCCCATGACTCAACCGCCGCCGGAATAACCGTCTGCGCATCCAGTGATGTTTTTTTCACTGTCACACGGCAGAACAGGACTATCTCTTTTGCCCGGTCAAATTTTACGGTATAGGTCTGTCCGCTGACGGGCTCCGGTACCTCAACCTCCTCACTGCCGTTGAAAGCCGCTCCGATCGTTTTGGTGCGCAGCAGAGCACGGGCAATTTCCCCGCTTTCCCCGCCCTCAACACACACGTATACGCTGTGCGGCACCAGCGTGATCCCGTCCAGGCTCATCGGGGTATCAGTATAATTTTCGCGGTATGCCAGCGAACGGACGCCTTCCAGCTCATATAACGCGGAGGTAATCGCCTCACCGACACTGACGGTATTTTTTGCCAGTGTCAGTTTCCGGCGGCGGCGGGACTGTAAATCAGATTCGGCAACACGCCCCAATACCGCACTGGTCGGGTTGGATACCGTTTCCCAGCCAAGAACCGAACTTGCTACCGTGTTTAATTTACCGGCCGGGCACTCAACAGGCCCGGTTTCAACCGCCCGTAGATCGCCGGTTATTTTCCCGTCTTTACCGATAATCAGCGTTTTTGTGGTAGCGAACTGCTTACCGGCCTGCGTTTCAGCCAGTGAACCTTTCGGGATGATAGTTCCGGGGACGCCGCCGAATTCAACCTGCGTCAGTATCGACTGAGTGGCATCCCAGCGCTGTCCGCCCATCAGCGCCCAGATGGCATCCAGAAAAACACCGCCGGCAATGTCCGGGTTAATCTGGTTTGCCAGTTCCGCATTATTACGGACTACCGCATCACGATTTTCCGTTTCCATTGTGATCAGCGCCCCCTGCGGGGTTTCCGGGGAGACATCCAGATCCTGACCAAATACGGCTCTGAATTCATCCTCAACTGCCGCCCGCAGTTCTGCGGTATCCGGAATAATCACACCGGATGAGGTAATGTATTTATAGTCAGCCATTTAACGTAATGCTCCCGTATTCTGTCTGCAGGACAGCCACATAGTTCAGTTCGTTATCATTCAGCGTGGCTCTGAAAGACACGACGGCGGTCACCTGCGGAATTTCCCGCATACGCTCGCGGAACGCGGATTCAAACAGCGGCAGATCAGCCTGTCGCCCGAAGGTGGTTTTCCAGTACGGGATCCCCTTATCCTGTTTGTGCAGCATTTCCCCGCGCAGCGCTTTCACATACTGCGCACAAACGTTTTTTACCGCCGGTTCACCACTGACAATGGCAATATTGCCGTCGTTTCCGGTGAGCAGATCGTTATTCCCGTTAACATCAAAGGTCTTCATACCGGCTCTCCTGAATCACTATTGCCACCCTGAACACCTGAATGTTTATGGGTAGACCCGATATTTTTACCGTTATGCGTCATAGTGCCGCCGTTTGATTCACTGTTACCGTTTACAGCGTGGTTACCGTTGACGGTCACATTGCCGGTGTAAATGGTTTCCGGTGCATTAACCTCAAACAACGGTGTGTCCAGCACCGCTTTATCGGCATGCAGGGATAAGCACACAGAACCGTCTGTTGACTGCACCACCAGTGCGTCTGCGTTTTTACCGTCGATCACCCAGCCTTTGAGTGTGTCAGGGAAAAACATGGCATCACTGAATGTATGCAGCCTGGCCGTATTTGGTTCATCCTCCAGGCCGCCGCGCTGAAAAATCAGGCTGATATCCCGGTCATTCGCTTTCAGCCAGCCGAAGTCCCCCGGCTTTACCGGCATCCGGATAAAGAACCCGCCGCCGCCAAACCGGAATACCGGGATATTCGGCAGTGCGCCACGCCCGATCCGCTTCCCTTCCGTGGTGACCATCATCACCAGCGGTTTTATTACCGCCCGGTTTGTCGTATCGTCGTAACTCACTACGGTGGCGGGAAGCATGTCATCAATATTCATCAGCAGATTACGGAACGCAGCCATAAACTGCCCGGCGAGACTGCCGTCATTCGCCTGGTCACTGTTTGGTTTGTTCATTGTTTTGCCCGTGTCAGGCCCGTTTGCAGGTTGCCTGATAAAAGAAAGGATCGTCGTGAGAAGCAATATCGAATTTGAGCTGCTCGATAATGTAATCCCCGTTCAGGGCGGGGTTATATTTGCTGTCCAGACGCAGCATGCCGCCGAGGGAGGATTCCCCGTCGATAAGGTAGGTGACATCAACCCCCTTCTCCGTGGCTTTCGGTATACCGACCATGCCGCTTTTCTGACTGAGGATCCGCAGTCTTCCGGAAAGTGCCTTATCACTGTCTTTGACATACAGCACATCATCATCAATGAACGCTTTCACATTTCCGGCTTCCTGCAGCCGTTCAACCTGTTTCAGCGCCGGACCGCAGAAATACCAGTTACCGATATTTTTATCCGTTGCCTGAAAATTCAGGGTCACGTTACAGTCACGGGCAATATCGGCCGCAATCTCACTCATTTTGGCCAGCTGCTTACCTTCCGGTGACACAATATCCCGCGAGCTGGCGTTGTTGGTTTTCGCTTTCAGCGTCAGCGTCACATCCGGTGGTGATGAGATTTCAGCACTGACAATATCGCCGGTGTAGATCCGGAAAATACCGGTGCCGGCACGACCGGCCTCAACAACAATCCGGGGTGAGGATTTATTGCCGGCGAACGGACTGGTTTCTGTCAGCAGCATGGTGCGGGTTTCCGCGTTCAGTCCATCAATATTCACCGTGCATTCGTTCTGCAGCGGATTGGCATATTTGGTGCCCCCGGCCCGGATGCGCAATCCCTCATACCACTGCATACGCCCGTTAAGTTCAATGCCGCAGCGGATCCGGCGCAAATCAATCATCGCTCCCCCAATAAATCAGTGTTTGTGTTTTTTCAAACAGTTCCCACCACGGAAGTTCATTCCCCTCTGTCAGCAGGGCAAAATTACCGCCGTGAGTGAGATGGCGGTACGGTATCAGCGGCTGCCCCGGAACAATACGCATCCCCTGAACAATCACCCGGTCATCACACCGGATATCACAGCACATCACACGCCGCGCGGCTTTAATCGTCAGCTCCCATTCCCGTCCGTCCAGGGTAACCCGCAGACGCTGATTGGGAGCCGCATTCAGTGGTATGATTTTCATGAAAGACTCCAGTCACCATCTGCGATACGGGTTGCAACAGACCCTTTTTTCTTCGTGGCAGTGTCCGCCTCTTTTGTCTGGACTTTCCCCCGGTTTACCGTGCTGCTCTGCTCTTTCTTCGCGACTTTACGCGGCGGCAGTTCACCGTATTCCGGCTCAACCGTCCGCCATTCGGTAAAGCGCAGGGAGAGTTTCACCGCGTCCGCCATATCCGGGATTTCATCGTGGTAAAAATTGACTATCAGCATCGGCTGATAGGTTTTTACCCTGGTCTGAATACCGACAAGCTGATGCTGATCGTAAGCCTGCTGCATGGCTTCAAAAGCATCTTTCAGTTCGCCGGTGAGTATCAGATCCATACCGATTTCCACCGGGTTAATCACAACATGGTCACTGCGGGTTTCACCGGATTCCACCTGAAACTGTGTCGCCTTATGCTCATCCCGGACGTTCAGCTGAACGGGATTTACTGACTCAAACAGCGTAGTGAAGGATTCCGTATCAAATATCTTCACTTCCGTAATCATTTCCCCAGCCCCGTATTTGTCTGATGTCCAAAGTCCTGCAACTGAGAGCCGAGCGCATCTTTGGCTCCCGCCGCCATACCCTGAGCATCCGTTGCCTGTGTTTCGATCTTAAGCTCACCGATACTGACGTTTGTTTCATTACTGGTTGTTGACTGATTGCTGATCGCCTGACTGGTGACAGGATTCATAGGGTCATTTGACACACCGTAAAGATGTGCAGTCATGGCCTGCGCCATTTTTGCCGCGTCCTCCTCACTGATCGTTTTTTCAGGCGGCATATCGTACTCAATCTGCCCCTGTTCATTCACTGTGCGGTTAACGGTCTGGTCAAACTCAATATCATCATCACCGGCACCAAACCAGCTTTTAAAGGCCGCCCAGCCCTCTTTAATCTTATTCAGCCCTTTGTTGATCCAGCCAAGGTAAGCTTCTATCTGTTTCCACAGCCATTTGAAAATACCAACCACAGCATTGGAAACGTTATCGAAAACCCCCTGAAAGCTTTTGCCCCAGTTCCCCAGACTTTTGATAAAACCGAGCAGCCAGTTCCACAACGATTTACCGGCGTCAATAATGAGACTGAAAGCATCAGCTGCCGCTTTGCCGACAATAACGGCAACATCAATAATGAAATTAAACAGTTTTTTGAAAACGTCCCACAGCGCCAGAATGACGGCTTTCAGTCCGGGGTATTTATCCAGGATCCGGCCAATCATCGAATCGTTGCCGTCGATGAAATTCATGATGTCGTCATACACCAGCGCAAACGTTGCCGCCAGCAGGGCTATGACCGCAATAATGGCAATAATCGGCCATGTTGCCGCCAGTGTGGCCGCTGCAGCCGCGAGCATCGGCGGAACGTAATAGGTTGCCAGTGCGATACCGACTGCAATAAAAAATCCCGTGATCAGGGTTTTGTTTTCTTTGCAGAAGCCGACAAATTTACTGACCCATTCAAGGCCGGTTGCCAGGATCGGGATCACCATCTCCAGAAAGCTGTTTTTCAGCAGACCGGAGGACTGTTTAAAACTCTGCATGGATTTGTTGAATTTGACAGACTGCTCAATGCTCTCTCTGGTGATGCCGGAATATTCCTTTTGCACCCCCATCATCCGTTCGAGTTCTTTGCGGCCTTTCATCATCAGTTCAACGGTTTTATCATCCGACACACCGAGCGCACCGAGTGTGGCTTTGGCCTTATCGAATTTCATCCCCTGCACTTTGTCAGCCGTCCGCAGGATTTTTTCCATGGAGTTACCGGCAAACCCGAATGATTTCGCCATCGCTTCCATATCTGACTGCGCCGCCTCTCGGGTACCACCGAGTTCAGCCACTGACCCGGCAAAGGCATCCACATCTGCCGTGACAACATTGATTTTTTTGCCGAATTTATCCAGGGATTCGATTTCAGCGGCACGGGCAACGGATTCACCGACAAGGGCAGAGGCGCTCATAAACAGGCCGACAGCTGCCAGGGCTTTTTTGGCAAATCCGGCCACAGATTCACCGGCCTTCCGGTACTGTACGTCTGTTTTGCTCAGTGCATCCTGTACTTTTTTCTGTGCCGCGACTTCGCTGCTGCCTGCTGCAACGCAGTTTTTACCGGCTTCCTCCGCAATCCGGCCAAGTTCACGGTAATCCCCCTGCAGGGCTTTAATGATGCCACCGGCCAGCTGCCGGACTGCATTACCGCGACTCTCCTCATCCGTCAGAACGGCGGTGTCACTGCTCAGTGCCGCCACTGCCTGAACCAGCGCCTGATAACCGGCCTCCGTACCCGTCAGTGAGGCCTGAATATCCTGCCATCCGGCATCTGATCCCGCCTGCTGAGATTCCAGTTCAGACAGGGAATCGGTTACCGCATCCACCTGCGCTTTTACCGCACAGGTCTGCTCTGCCACATCAGCCGCATTCGTGGAAAAATCAACAGCGTGCTCACCGGACAGCCCCTGTAATGACTGCCAGAGTTCAGTGAACACGCCGCCGAGAGAATCAGCCCCCTGCTGCGCGGCAGTCTGCGCCTGCTTCATCCCGTCGATAATGTCATCCGTTGAACGCTGCACACGGTCAAATGCACTGTCAGCCTGACGGGTATCAAATTCAAAGACCTGAACAAAGGTATCCATCAATGACATTATCGGTCCTTTGAAGCGGCCAGCGCTTCGTTGTAGCGGTTAATGATTGCGATTTCCCACAAGTCCATCGCTTCTTCCAGATCTACTGTGGTTTTGAGTTCGGTGAGGGTGGCGAATCCTTCGCTGATGATGACTGCAAAGAAGCCATCAGCGTTTTTATAACTGACGGGAGTGAACTGCCGACCCTGCTGATGAGGAAAGGCAGGAAGCCGGAGTTCCCGCCGGTCCCGAAAAAACTGGTGTTGTACTTCAGCATTTCCAGCTCAAGACGGATCAGGGATTCACCATCAGGCACATGGTTATCAATCAGCGTCTGTGTCTTTAACGGAATCTCTTCACCATCGTCAGCCACCGCACACACATACGCCATCATTTTCAGCATGGCCTCTTTGCTGACTTCGTAATCCCCTATTTTAGGGGCATTGGACAGCGGATATTTGGCAAGGATTTCCCGGCCGGTCACCGCAGGCAGACGGCTGATGACAAATGCCTTTTCAATACCGTCCACATCTTTAATCTGAACTTCTTTCGGTTTAATCAGCATGTTTTTTTCCGTAAAAAAAGGCGGGACATGCCCGCCGGTGATTAACGATTACGCGTGGAGTCAAAATCCTGGAATACAAAGGTGTACTGTTTGGATTTAAGACGCCCGGCACTGGCCGCAGAGTTCCCCCGGCTGCCGTTGGTAATTTTGCCGTTACGGGCGGTAGTGGTGGAGCCGTCACCGTAAGAGGCCACCATAGTGATAATATCACCGGCATGACGGCGGCCTTTTTTCGCCGTGTTGGCCTCAAGAAGAATCGCCAGGTTCTGATCTTCCTCACTGCCGGCCAGCACATTAATGGTGACAGTCTGCGGTGTGGGCGTTGACCAGCTCACGAGATTGCCGTTGATATCCATACCGGTCTGCGCGATATCCACCACCGGTAAATCCAGCGGATCCGCATCGTCCGCAAACTGCGTGATAAAAATCCCGGAAGGGAATGTTTTGCTGGCCTGTACCACCAGTGCAAGGCCGGTTGCTGAGACATCATTCATATTTTATCCTTACACTAAATTGTGTGAACCTTCGACCTTCCGCACCCAGTCGCCCTTACCGTAAATCAGCACGTATTTCATCACGTACTCCGGTAACCCGCTCTCACCGGTACTTTCAACAATCTGTGCGTTGTACCAGTACCCTTTGTCCTGCACATCGTGCCAGGCCAGATCATCACCGGACGCATCCGTCACCGCGATTTTCTGTACTTCCGTTAAGGTTTTACCGGCGAGAATGGTGCCGTTATCCACGGCTTTGGTGACCGCACCGGCAATGACCATCAGTGCCCGGGCTTCGCCGTCTTTGTTGGCCGGAATACCGCGTGTCGCCAGTAACAGGCTGAACCACTGCTGCGCGATATACGCTTTCAGCCACTGCTCATTGGCATGCACACTCATATCCAGTGGGTTAGAACTGCCGCCGCACAGGAAGCCGCGCTGATAAAAGCGGATTTGTGAACCGGCCACAGCGGTTTCGCCGTAGTAATTCACCCGCAGTTTATCGAAACGGTCCGCATCCTGATCTGTGGTGACCTGCGCCGGGAATGTCACGCCGAGCTGACGGAACATATAGTTAGTGGTGGCGTTAGTGCGGTCGTAATCTGTGGCGGCCATCACCGCCATCGGCAGCGCCTGGATAAAATATCCGCTTTCTGTTTTCAGGTTCAGGCCGGTTGACGCGGTGCCGATCAGCGCAGCGCTGAAATCTTCGGCATTGTCTTTTGTCACACTCAGATGAAGCTGGTATTTCACGTTCTCCCCGGCAACGTACTGCGCCAGTGTGACGGCCTGATCCAGCGACAGTTCACTCAGAAATGTGGCGCTGCCGAAGGAGTCCGAAACCTGCTCCGCAACTTTGAATGCCTCCAGCGGAGTCTGTGCCGGATTGCCCTCAGATGCGCGTCCGGCTGACAGCCCCATCGCATCCGCAAGAACGGAATACCCCACGCTGACAGATGCACGTTCCTGTACGCCGCCGCTGAGTTCAAATGCACTGTCGAGTGCATTAAAGGTCAGATACGCCCCGGAAAACTGCGGTTCACTTTCGGCATTCAGTTTCGCCTGAATCAGTGACGCGATATCGGCATACGATTTGGCTTCGGATAAATCGATATCTTTGTAGCTTTTGGTGACCTTGCCGAATGTCACTGACAACGTGCCATCAGCAATCATTTTCAGATCAGCCAGCGCTCCGGCTTTTGCGCCGAACAACGTCGGTGCCCGGCCAACCGGCTCGTAAGAGGCAATCTGCAATTCTTTCGGTTTACTGACCGGGGCCGGACTGACATAGCTGAAATACTGCCGGGCAAACTGAGCCTCCGGAGAGTCAGCACCCAGCAGTTCATCAACCTGACCGGATGCAAACTCCAGTACGTGCCCGGCAGGAATTTTAGGATTGGTGGAAAATAACCGCGCCGTCAGCTTACGCATCGGCACGGCAGACGCGCCGATCACCGCTGACGCGATATCGACGTAACGTGTTTGTTTAATTGGCATAATAAAACCTTATATGCGGTGAATATCCGGGTACAGTGCGGTAACAGCAGCCGTTTCCGGACGGAGTGTGCGGGTATAGGTCACGTTAAAATCAAAAGACGGGTTTTGTTCGTAATCGCCGCGGTCGTTAACAAAATACGGGAGACGGATGGCGGTCGCCCGCTGCACCCCGATCCCCTGTTTCCGCAGTGCTTCAACAAACGGTAACGAATTAACGATCATCCGGACGACAGCCGTAATATCTTTCGCGGTGTAACCGCTGAATTCGGTGATAAATGCCTGCACCTGAAATGTTGTTTCATACTGCTGTGCTTCCAGGTGACCGGCATCACTGCCCTGCGGGTTATAACTGCGTTTCTGCCAGCCCTGCGGATTTTCGCCGGCCGGAAAGAACATAACGAAATTATCTTCCCGCCCCTGTTTTGCTGACTGAAACCCTGCCCTGACCGGGATATCGATACCCGCCAGCGCCAGCTGCGCCAGAAGCTGTTTCCGGACAGCAATCTCAACATCGTTATCCGTCATGATTGCCTGCCTCAATGCAGATAACCGACTTCCAGCCGTCCTGTGCATACCAGTCAGCATCGCCGGTCACATCGTAGCGTTTGCCGCCGAAGACCAGATAATCCGGTGAAGTTCCACGCTGAATGGCGCTGATATCGTGGGACGTATATAAACGGCGGTATACCTGACTGGTGTCCAGCCCCATAGACTGAATGTCCCGGGTATCCACCGCCTGCCAGCTCCCGCGAACCTCAACCGGGTCATAATACGTGTTCTGATCATGGCCCCGCTCGTCAGGCTCCCGGCTTTTGAAGCGGTACCAGAGTACGGTTTGCTGCGGAACATACCGCGAGGCAATCCGGTGCAGATTTCCGAACATTATTTATCCTCCACGGCAAAAGTGACGGATTGCAGCATCAGACCGGAGTCAACCAGCGGTTTACCGGAGGCTTTCCCTTTGCTGTGCCGACGGGCACGGGCGGCTACCGTAGTATCCTTAAGCGGCGGTGTGGTGACAGATTTAATTACCATCTTCACATCACCTGCTGCTTTTGCGCCGACTTGCGTCAGTCCGTCAGTGATGGCGATATTGCCTTTCACTGCGGCTTTCACAGCCCGGACAATCAGGTTGCTGTATTCCGGTTTGTGTTCTGTCATAGCCGGGCGCATAAACGGACGCGGCGGGATCCCCCCGGCCGGATAACCGAGTTCCTGAATCGCCGCCACATACGCGACAGGTGTGCCGTCCGGGTACTGTGAGTGTGCAAAAAAACCAACCTTAAGCTGTTTCTTTGCCAGTTCGTCATACACGGCTTTCAGCTGTGCCAGTTTTGTCACCGGTGACCTCCCCGTGTGAATCGGCCAAAGGCTCCGCGAAATGCGATCCTTTCTCCGCCACCGCCGTGGTAACGCGGTACACTGCACCGTTTTATCAGTGCCAGAAACTGCTGGCCGTAGGTACTCATCTTGAACCAGTGCGACCAATCGGAACCGGCAGGCGGCGCGGTGTAGGACACACTGACTTTATCTATCGTGACACTGGTCACGACACCGGTCGGTGATTCCCCGTCAGCAATACGGCCATTCAGGTCGAGCATATGCGCGACGACCAGCATCCACGCTGAATTTGTGCAGACACCACGGCAGGGGGAGAAGTAGTTCAGTGCTTCCAGTGCAATGATAAAAATTTCATCATCAGGCACTGCGGAAAAAGCCTTATAGATGGCACGGAAAGACTCTAACGGAAAGTCGGACGGGTCCACGGAACCCCCTTATTTTTTACTGTTCTTTTTGTCTTTGTTGCTGACCGGCGGCTCATTCCCCTCCGCGATCATCTGTTCTTCGGTCAGCGGGGCGGATTTGTCGCTGGCTTCCATATCGGTTGCCACTTTATCCGGATCCTCTTTGCGGTTTTCCACCGCGATAAACCCGTTTTCTTTGTGCAGCTTAAAGACGTGGTTATTTTTCAGCTGCGCATACTGCTCATCACTGATTTCAGTCACACGGCCGCGCGGGGTGTACATGTGTTTGGTCATAACATTGGCCTGACCGGCGATAAATACCGGACCGTCCGGTGTGGCGTAATTCTGGTCGTTGGACAGGGTGCAATAGATATACAGAGGCATAATTTCTCCCGGAAATAAAAAAGCCCTCCGCAGAGGGCGTATAAGGCGTTACAGAATCAAATCCCGGTCAGGCGGGTGATGGCCCACGGACGGGTGACGATGATACCGGCGGTCGCGTTGGTGGCATCTTCCAGGTAGCCTTTGACTTTGCTCTCTGAACCCAGCAGCTGGTATTTCACCGGTACCACCTGAAGAAGAACCGCACTGGTGGCCGTTGAGCCATCATCCACGGTTTCGGCAAACATATATGCCACATCCGCCCCGCCGTTAGCACCGGCAAATTCCGGTGAGAACACAAAGCGCAGATTCGGGTAGTTTTCTTTCACCCACTGATACACCGTTTCACCACGGGCAACCGGGTTTGCCACATTCAGCGCAGAACGGTAGCCCAGCGGCAGGGTCAGAGTGATAGCCGTATCATCTTTGATAATACCGCCGGACTGCATCTCCAGACGCGAAAACATGGCCGTAATATCGCCGGTGATGGCAGAAAATGTGCCGCCTTTCCATTTTGCGGCAGCCGTCTCATACGCCGGTAAACCCGGTTCATTCAGCATCCCGAAGACACGGGTGTCCGGGCTGTTGAAACCGTAATAACCGATACGTTCCCGCCCCTGCTCCAGCGCTTCGGCAACGGCATTACGTTTCTCTGCGGCAGTCTCAAATCCTGCTGCTGACTGACGGGCTTCCTCCAGCTTTCCGACCTGAAAACCCAGCTCAAAACGGACAATACCGCGACGTTCCTGATCCTGCCCGTAGGATGCCAGCGGGATATTGGTGTGATCGCCGTACAACTCCGCCTTTCCGGCCGGGGTTGCCACATTCAGGATAATTTCTTCATCGTGCCAGTTACCGGCATTCAGTACGCCGGTGATTTCGTCCAGTACACGGACGCGGGTGGCGGTACGGATAAGCCCCGGCAGTACGTGTTGTAACATCTCACGCTGAATGAACCCGCCGGACATAGCCGGGCCGGTTAACGCGGAGTCCATTGCGGCCAGACCACCGAAACCAATCTGATCCAGTTCGCTGTATGTCCACTTCTGTTCGGGCTTAATATTCAGTTGCCCGTGCTTGCGGATATCGCGGCCGGACATATAAAACTTTTCTTTACTGACTGGCATTATTCACCTTCCTTCGCAGCCACTGTGTACGGGATTTCGGTCAGACGGATCACGCACAGATGCGGCGATTCCGCTGACTCAATGTGACGGCTGACAAAACCGATAACCAGATCACCGGCTTCCGCTTTTGCCTTCGCAGACAGAGAGCCGTCCGCCGGGCTGAACACCACCGGGGCATTAATTTTTTTCACCCCGGCGGTGATTTCGGCGTTAATCTCACCCATGGTGAGAAACTCACCCTGCGTCCCGTTACGGGCGTATTCTTCACCGATACGGTACGCTTTCGGGTTAATCATGATCCCGGCAAACGCACCATCACCGCCAACCTGCACGGATTCAACGGAATCATCTTTGTATGTGTAGGCACGGCCGAAGAGGTTTTTTGTTTCATCCGCAGAACTGATCACCGCTGCGGTCACGCGGGTCGGGCCGTTGTGGCTGATTTCACCGATAACACCGGAAATCATGCCGTTCGCCACGGTATTCGGGATTGCCATTATTTTTCACCCCACTTTTTCATAATTGAGTCCGTACCTGCGGCGGTATCCATCGTCGCATGCGCTTTTTGTGAGTCCGGTGTGCGCCCCTGCATCCAGGCGTTCAGGGCAATACTTTCCGTGCCCTTATCGCAGCGGATACCGAGTTTTTCCACGCCGTATTCCGCCACCTGCTGTTTCGTCATTGGTGCGTGGTCAAATACCCCGATAAACGGCGTCAGCTTGTGCGCCAGTGCGTCACGTTCCCCGATCTGCTTTAACAGTTCGCCGGTGTCCATGGTCGGTTTGGCTTTTTCCAGACGGGCAATTTTGCGCTTCATCGAGGACATTTCATCCATGGACGCAATACTGCGTTTGAGACGCTTAAGGCGACGCGTCAGACTGTCGGTTGTTGCCTGATCAAGTTCTTCTTTCGCTTCGGCAATCGCTTCCTCTGCGGTTTCGATAGCCACTTCCGCCGCTTCTACCGCTTCCGGGTCACCGGATTCCGCTTTTTCAGCTTCCGCCTCTGCGTCTTCAACGGCTTTTTCCGCTTCGGCTTCGGCATCTCCGGTTTTCTTTTCCGGATCAGGATCGCCGTCAGTCGTTTCCTTTTTCTCCGGGTTTTCATCCGTTGCCGGTGTACCGGCAGCCAGTGCGGCCACGACGATTTGTTTAATCTGCTCAACCTGCTCCGGTGTAAATCCGTTCTCGTCACCGGTCGGCTGTTTTTTGTCTTTGTCTTCTTCGCTCATACGAATAAGTTCCTTTGTATCAATGGTTACAACAAGATGATCCTGCACAGCCACGTCAGCGCCGGTGCGCCCTTCATCGACTAATGCAAGGTGATTGCCACGCAGGTGGCGCTGAACAACTTCGTATGCCTCCCCCTCGTACACACCGGGGTTACCGAAGTCATACCGGCTGCGGTAGCCCGGTGAAAGGTCAATTTTTCCGCTGCTGATATCGCTCAGAGCGGCGTCAGAAAAAATTTTGATATTCCCGCGCAAATACGGATGGTCGTAATACACGTTTTCGCCGATAACGCCCTGAATACCTTTTTTCTCTGCCGGTGTGGCGTTTTTACCCAACATTTCGTGATCGACAATGAACGGGGTCAGGCGGAATGATTTAATGGTTTCTTCACTGGCCAGTTCCTCCGGCGGCCGGAACACTTTGTAAATTCTGTCCGGCTCCGGTGCGCCGATTTCAGCCCCCAGATAATCAAAAACCCCAGCCTTTGAGATGGGGTTGTCTTTTACTTCTAGCCAGCCGTTGTTGTCATAGGTTCGCTTTGTCATGTCTCCTCACCAAAGTCGATAACCGGTGTCCAGAAGCATTTGCAGTTTGGTAACTGTCCGGGCAATCCGCGTTCACCGGTCTTTTCATCAATCACCGGCGGGTTATCCAGATCGAATACTTCCCCGTCCAGACGCAGATGTAATTCACGCGGTTCCGCACTGCCTGCCGAGTGATGCCATATTGCTTTGCGGATCCCGGCAGACTTCATCCGCTCATAGTTCGCCGCCGTGGTAATTTTTCGGGTCTGGTCAACAGCAATAAAATTAGCCCGTTTCTCTGTCACCCCACCGATATCCCGTATTTCATCCAGCAGGGTTTTACTGCCGCTGCCGGTCTGACTGACCGAACGCAAGGCTGCGCCCTCGATACGGGAATGAAACTGCTGCGGGATGGATTTGATCAGGGATACGTTTTCTGCCGTTGCGGCAATCATTTTGTCTTTCAGGGCTTCGGGCATGGCCGGGGTTTTTATCGTGATACCGCCGGAGAGCTGTTTCAGGGAATCGTCCAGGCTGCGCTGTGCGTTCATGTCCACCTGTGAGGTGAACTTATCCGCCATCTCTGCGGCCTTACTGTTAAAAATCTTATCCCACTTGCGTTTCAGCCGGTTCAGCCAGATTTTGGTCTGGCTGGCAAGGCTGGCATCCATGGTCACACCGCCAAAATCCTCATGCAGACTGCTGAACGTCTTTTCGTAATCTGCAATCATGCCTTTAATCAGTTGTGACATGTCACGCTGGTAACGGCTTTGGGCTGCTGCCGAATATTGCAGCGGCTTGCCCTTCATAACCGCCTGACGGGATGCCGCCCACCGTGCCCGTTTGGTTCGTACCCGTATTTTCCGGGGCATAATCGTCCTCGTTCACGTCAATACCGTAAAATGCCGATTCTTTATCTGCCGCCAGCTTTTTGCGGATATCAAGCCCGTCAACAGCACCAACCGCCGCATACGCTGAGTCGGTCTGTGCCTGCTTAAGCTGAATATCGGCGTTTTCGACAGCGGTCGGGCTGTCCAGCGGTAACCAGGTAACCGACAACTCCTCCGTTCCCAGCCCCTCGCTGCGCTGCAGCATGTCGTAATGCCGTTGCAGCAGTTCTTCCAGGTCATTGGCCTGTATGCTTTCCAGCTCCTCCCGGTAGTTGGCTTCTTCGTATTCCCCGGTGGAGTTAAACCCTTTCGGGGTTGTGCCGAGTAACTTGGTCGCCGGTACACAGGCCGCTGACGATACCAGCTGGTATTGCGTCATAATGGTGGCATCCAGATCCGCCAGTGAGGTGTCAAATTGCTGAACGGTATCACTCGAGCCAACCGTCTGAACACCGTAGTTATCCCGCATTTCCATGAAATACAGCATATTCTCGTGGATAGTCTCTTTATCCACGCCCTCAACATCGGCCATACCTATGGTCAGCAGGCGTTTTGTCATTGCCAGCTGCGGTGCTTCATTGGCAGTACGCTCCGATGCATAAACTCGCTCATACACTCGTTCAGGAACAGACACCCCGAAATAGTTATAGGTGGGTTTGAGAATGTCCGGCACAGGGAACGGTACAAACTTCACAAAGTGCGATTTGTGGTACCGGCGTCCGCCGATAATCCAGTAAGTCGGTTCATAAAAATCAGGGCTGGCCGGATCCTGTAAATTGGCATCCGTTAAATCGGGTGTGACCCATTGCGGATCTATCTGCTTAATCCCTTTGTACATGCCTTTCGTCACGCCATCCGGATTAAACGGATTTTCATACCATTCCTGCGGATTGGATGTCTCAACCAGGAACAGTGCCAGTCTGCCGCCATACACGCGCCCGAAGTGGATCAGCTCTTTCATGTGATGCTGAATACGGTATTTTTTATCCTTCTTCCGTAACTTTTTGCTGATGTCGTGATTGTCCCCGTCGTCACAGTCCAGGTCATACCCCTGACGGATCGCATCACGCGCCGGCATGTTACAGGCTTTGTCCACCAGCCAGTGCTTGGCAATAACCGCACACATGTTATGACCGATAAACATCTGCGAGGCGTACCACGCCGCCTGAGCCTCCGGAACACCGTAAACCTGTCCGCCTTTGAATGACGGCACCGTACCGTCTGCACTGTCCATTGCCACGCCCTGCATGGTGGGCTGCTGCAAGGCCAGCCCCTGAAATCCTGTTTCGGCTGCCAGTGCTGAATATAAATGCGTTGAGAACGCTGACCGCTTAGGTGCGGCAACCTCTGTTGTTTTCCGCTTTCTGAACGGCCACATGTTATGTCCTCTTGCGTGAAAAGAATCCGCCGCCTTTCTTCTGGTACAGATAGCGCAGTGCCTGTGTCATGGCATCTACGGTGTCATCGTGCCCGGCAAACGGGAATGTTGTGATTTCTTCCACCGTTTCGGTGACCCACGGTGCAATATCTTTATGGGGCAGCCAGACGTTCCCGGCTTCCCATTCGGCGGTGCAGGCGTGAGCACGGGCGATTTTGCTGCCGTCCGGCTCTATGGGCACCAATCCTGATACAGTGGTTTTAAGCGTATCTATGACCGCCGGTCCGTTGGCTTTATCCTCCACCAGCTTGCGCCGCGCCTGCGGATATTTCTCAACCAGTAATTTCACGGCTTTCAGGGTTTCGGTAAAACTCATGCGTTTGCGGATCTGATACAGCAAATAGGCATTTGCGCCCTTCTTGCCCCACACCTGACCGACAACGTAGTCCGTGCCGTCACTGTCCTTAAATGTCATATCCCAGCTGTGAATGACTTCATCAAAGGTGTCCGGCAGATCTTTCGGCAGGTAGTACCGGGCGAATTCTTCGTGGAATATCTGCCCGTCTCCCGGTTTCGGTGTCTGCTGATACATGGCAGACCAGAAGTAATCACCGAGAATGGCTTTTGTTTCGAGCAGCTTATCCAGCGGATGCAGCTCAGGGACCAGTGCCTCACCCTGTTCGTTGATGGCCGGGAACGCCAGCACCCTAGCTTTTGGTGTTTTTTCTTTTACCCTGCCGGAAAGGTCATCTGTCGCCCAGCGGGTCGCCATGATGATTTCACCACTATTCCGGGACAGACGGGTTTTAAACGTTGATGCGTACCAGTTCCATATGGACTTTTTAACCGTGGGACTGAGCGCTTCCTTTGAGTTTTTTATCGGGTCATCAATAATCCCGAGATCAACTTTTTTACCTGTCAGCGGGCCGCCAACACCGGCACAGACGTATGTTCCCCTGTGATTGGCAATCCCGAATTCTTCGGTATTACGCTTAACCGCCACACCGTCAGTCGGTTTATTACCTAACCAGCTTTGAGGAAACAGAGTCCGGTACTCATCTGACGACATGATGCGCTGAACATCAGTGTTCATGTCACCGGCCAGATCTGACGAATAGGACAATGCGCCCACACGTTTATCCGGATACTTACCGAAGAAATACGCCGGAAGATACCGCGACACAATATCGGATTTACCATGCTGCGGCGGCGCGCCGAGAATCAGGATCGGCCGCTTACCGGCCATCATCTCAATCAGAAAGTTATCCAGAGATGCACAGACCGTTTCTGAAAAGTGGCTGGTGATATATTCCGGATTAATGTATTGAATAAATTCATGCAGGCTGCGCCGTGCTATCTCTCTGCGAACTTCTTCATCAAACAGATCGACATTGATATCCATCACATCACCTAAAATGACAAAAACGAGCCTTTCAGCGTCGAATCACTCCGAAGCTGTTTTTGATTTTTTGATAACAAATGAGTAACAAAATAAACAGGCATATTGCCCGGGGATGAGTATTGTTTTTGACGGGTTCATTGTGTTTTTTGCGTGAACCTGATTTCGCGTATTCGGGTAACAACCATTATGTTAAAGAGAGTTCGTTTGAGGTAAAACCAGTCTGCATCGAAACTATCTGCATTACATAACTTCCTACAGTCGCCGTTGAAAAATTTATTCATCCGTAGTTCAATAAACCACCACAAATTATTATTATTTTTAATTAAGGAAACCAATGCCTGTATCCGACTGTTATAAAACTCAACCAGATGGCTATGTACGTTTTGAGATACACGGAAAGCCATTGGAAGGTGAGTTTTATCGATACGACTTATTCGGTTGTGATCTTGGCCCAACCGTTGGATATATCCGACCATTTAATAAAATACTACGCCAAGAACTGATCGACTGCTTACAATCCGTCCAAAGCAGAGATCTCATAAATTTCGTAGCCAATGATGAGGTGATTACCTGTGATGCTTATGTAACCGATAAGCAAATCCAAGGCGGATATCAACTTCTTATTGAGCACTTTGATTTTATTGATGAATCAGACCTATCAACTGATAGAAAAGAAATTAGTAGTTGCCGTGTTGACTTGCTACAACGTCAATACATCTTGGCCAGCAACAAAAATGAAAACAAAGAAGTTCTGAATAATATCGATAAAGAATTTCACCGGTGGGTTACTCCTTTCTGTATACCTTTACGTTATGAGAGAACATGGAAAACCAAGAATAAAAATAAAATTTACAGTTTTATCCTCATAGTTATTCTCGCGCTTATTGCTTATGTGGCGTTCTAGCATTTAAGACGGATATTTCCCCGCTTTTTCACGCAATTGTAAAAGCTGCTCTGTGGTCAGACCGCTAAGGTCAAACCCCGTTGACTGTATCGGTCCACCATCAGCACCAGTAAGTTCTGTCCGGTTCTTTAGCATCCCCAAATGCTGCGCAACCATCTTAAGCGCGTCATCCTGATTGCGGGTGATAACTTCGGTACCGAACTTGCCTTCTTTTATCCCAGCAAATAACCGGCGGCTTGCGCCCCTTAAATCCCGTGTATCGTGGAAATGAGGACGACCGATACCGGTACCATTGCAGCGAGGGCAATCAGGATTCGGGTCAAGTGTGCTGTCGTAACCGTAGCCGCCCCTGTCGTTCGGTGGCCTCTGACTCTTCCTCATCGCCTCACTGACAGCATCCTCAAACTCTATCGAGTCCTGCCACTGATAGTTAAAGCCAAAGCCCCAGCAGTGGCGGCAGCATAATCGGCGGTATTCCGTCAGCTCTGCCGGGTCCGCAGTGGCAATGTCCCACCACATTTTTAATACTGCGTCCTGGGTGATTTCAGTCCGGCGTTCCCGTGCTGTGAGGGCATCCCGTATTGCCCGGTTCACCGATACATTTCGATACAGGCGTCTGGCTGCAGCTGATCCTGTTTCACCCTGGCTTTTATATCCCGCTCTTTGGTATGCCGCTGTCTTGTCCATATCGATAAGATACTCAGTGACAAAACGTGCCTGCATATCGTTAAGCCCGTATTTGCGCAGATCGAACTCTGTTTCATCATTCTGCGCATTGTCGGATTTGTTGCCTTGCGCATCCGGTATATCACTATTGCGCACCGGTTCATTTGCGCATTCTTTTTTCTGCGCAGTGCGCACTTTCTTTTGCGCAGTTTTTTGCGCACTCTGCGCAGTTGGCTTTTTGATGTACCTACGCGCTGTTGCGTAATTTAGTCCCTGTATCTCACACCATTCTTTCGGGGATATTCCCGTTACTGAATGCTCGGCGAGGAACTGTTGCTGTAGCGTCCCCCAATCCGGTTTATCCATCATGAATCCTCAAATAAAATAGTGATTTCAAATAAATCTTGATATTTTTGCTATTGCCCCAATATGTGAGTTAGATGTGTAATTTCCGCACAACTATATTTTAATATATATGTCCTTTAAATTTGATGAGGTTTATATGGCAAAAGCTAAATATAAAACTGGTGATAAGGTGCAACTAAATTCTGGCGGACCAGTTATGACCGTACAGTCCGCTAGTACTTATTCTTCATATGAAGATTCAGGTAAAGCGGGCCAATTTTCAGGTTATTACACCTGCCAATGGTTTGCTGGCAAAAAACTTGACAAAGGTTCGTTTCCAGAAGAATCCCTTGACAAGGCACCGGATTAAAATGGATGCCACTAGTATTGCTTATTGGATGCAAAGCCAACTTGAGAAGGATGGTTGTTTATACCAAGATGATGTAGTCGATTTTTTGGTAAAGAATGTCCAAGAAAGCTTTTTGAAAGAAAACGCCGATGGTAACTTAGCGATAGCTACTTCTGTGCTTACTGCATTTAAAAAAATAAATTCAGGTACCGTTGTATGGGTTAAACCTGATTTATACTGGCGCTTTAGAGTTCCAGAGGATGAAGAAGGCAGAGAAGCCCGAGGCTAACAAATTTAAAGCGAGTCAATCTCGCTTTTTTTATCTTAGACATTCTACTTTTATATATTCCTGCAGCCCCTTAATCATCTGCTTTGACTCTGCAATCCGCTCTCTGAGTAACCAATAATTTCGGACAGAGGTGTCATCAGGTCTGGCGGTGGCTGCATCATCCATGCCGGTGGCGGTAACGCTACCGGTTTTAGGACAACTGGCTTTGATGTACACCCGCTCAGGGTTACGGTCAGCAGCAACACGCAGCCGGTCAATTTCAATTTTTGCATTTGTCAGTTCCTGTGTGTGCTTGGTGTCCAGTTCATGAAGCTTCTGTGTGCGTTCCTGATATTTTTCATTCTCCGCTATCTGCTCTGCAAGCTGACCACTCAGGGTTGCGTTATCGACCTTCAACTGCTGGTTATCCCGGTAGGTGTCATATATCCACCAGGCGGCAGCAATAAACAGCGCAGCAATTACCACTTCTTTCCAGTTCATGGCTATTCACACTCATAGTGGGTCACTCCGTCCAGCGGATTAACCGGTACCGGCTTACAGTGATTCGGGAGTGAATACAGATAACAACCCGCCAACAGAGCAGTAGTCAGCAGGATGATAGCAATGATGATCCGCGTTAAAGGGTTCCGTGACATACTGCTTTCTCCGTTTCACGCCGGTTAATCAAACCCTGCCATTTCTTGCCGCCGGCAAATGTCCAGCGCTTCATTTCGTCACATGCACCCGCGATGTCACCGGCATTGAGTTTACGCAGCATCGTAGAACGCGAGAACGCACCGGGCCCTACGTTGTAAACGAAGGAATAGATGGCTGCACGGATGTTGTCATCAATCGACACTTTGATCATCGGGTCAACCGCGCGCCGGACTTTCGTTAGGTCGTCATGTAGCAGCGCCTTACATTCAGCGTCCGTGTACAGTTTGCCGGACTGAATATCGCTGCCGGTATGGCCGTAACATACGGTGAGCACTCCGGCCACATCACGGTAAGGTTTATACTCAACACCCTCATATGCGGGGATCAGCACCAGCGCTCCGGCAATCGCCCCGGCGGCACAAGCGGCCATGACTTTTTTAAATAATCGGTTATTCATGATGTTCTCCGGCTTTCAGTTGGAATTCTTTCCGTTTGTAATACCAGTTCACCAGGAACGTCCCGACAGTACAGATGATCCCTGCAACAATAGCCCACTGGTCCAGAGATAAAACGCCAAAAGCAGAGGTTATAAGCCCCCAGGCGTATGCTGTAGGGCTGGAATATTTGTCAGGCATTCGCATATCCACCCCCTGCGGAGTGTTCCGTATGTTGAGTGATAGGGGTAATGCCGCAACCGGGTTATATGTTTTAAACAGGTTAAAATGAGGTGGCTGCAGCATTATTCGGAATCCCACCAGCGGCGGGAAAGCAATAAGAAGAGCACTATGGCCGAACGCGGATTAGGGAATGAGCCTGTCGCGCTCCAGTGCTCTTATTGTTGCCAGAAAAGAAAAAGGCCACGCAATGCGCAGCCCTGTGATAAGCACCAGTTAAGCGACTGGCAGCACTAATCCCTATCTGATATTGTTAAATCGCCAAAAATAACAATCTAAATAAGGAAAATTTGATGAGTGAATCCCCAAAAAAAACTGAGGAAAGCAAGCCTCAACAGGCCCCGCAACCAAAGCCAATAAAACCAGCGCCTCGTGAGCGGAATCTAAGAACAGACTACACCTTTGTCACCGACTCTGCTGATAATATCAACCAAAGAAATAAATAAGCACTGATATTACAAGTGCGCAAGCAGGGGTAAGGATTGTAACAATCCTTACCCTTTCAAGCTCACGCGCTATCCTAGTATTCTCTGCCTTACTTATTTCGGCGATCCTCGTTAAGTCAGCAAGTCGATAGCGTCTTAGGATGTTAAGTGTCGATCGCTTAGATGAAAACCCTCTTGATTCAAAAACCACGTAATCCTCCTCACCAAACCCTTTATAGTCGTCATGGTACAACGCGTACGGTGTCGAGGAAGCGAGTGCACGCGATCTGACAATAAGAACACGCAGAACAAGGTATATAGCGCACAACGTCCAGTAGACTGACAATGCAAGCATTCCTGCTGTCAAGTAATCAAGCGTGGGACGTTGTGTTAACAATAAAAAAGATGAACCGACCCCTGCAATCAATATGCTTAATAATTTTTGGCCATTTTCTTTATTTATAGTATTAGAGTGATGGATTTCTCTTATGCAATCCTCGCCATGCTTTTCCAAAAAATCGACAAGCTTATCGTCAGCGTCTAAAAAATAGTCGTCTGGTAGATTTTTCATTTCGGCTCCATCAACATTTTTTCAGCACACAGGATATTATTTTCACAATTAATAATCCAACCTCAGAAACGAAAAAACCCAGCGCATTGGCTGGGTTAGTTGGTACAGTTACAAAAACGGCAACTTACCCTGAAATAGTGGCTCATTGATTCAAGGAAGTCAACACGTTTTTGTTATTTCGCTTCATGATCTTTTCTTTTTCTCTGTTTTTAAATGCATCTACCAGCGGTTGGTATAATAAATACTCAGCCGCTTTTAGTATTTCATCCACCTCCCGGCGGCATGTAGATAACGACGGTTTGCGGGAACGTAACATACCGTTTCTGCGCGCCATGACGCGTGGTGCACAGGCCTTATGATGCTGCCGGGCAATTTCACGATCCGAGGCACAGAAGACATACCGGGCCAACAGCATTTTAAACGCCTCACGGTCCAAATGATAAAGGAGATCAACCACCCCTTGTATCAGCAGTCCATCCTCATCACTGCAGGTCGGTCTGTCCGGGTAACTGCGGCGTTCAACTGTAGCCATAAATTCGGCTATCATGCTGCTCTGCCGTTTCACCAACCGACCGCTGTACACCCATGCCCCGAACCTTGCCAACCAGTTCTGTAACCAGGCCTCGCGCTCTTCATCCAGTTGCAAACCATCTGAAATACTCATTACACCCGGCATACTCGCAGCTCCCTGACTTCCTGTTTTACCTGCTCCAGCAATTCACGTTCGCTGCCGTGGATCTGCTGCCATGTTTCCGGTGCTGCATGGAATCCCGTTGCGTAGCATGCCCGGTGGTGCTGCGGACACAACGGGAGTACGGAATAATGATCTGCCCTTTGTCCCATGCCCTGCCCGTTGCGCACATGATGCAGTTCCGCACGGGATGCCCCGTACCCCATATTACGGCAGCAGATACAACCGAGTTCGGCCACATCCGACAGCCATTGCTGTTCTGCTTTGGTCTTTGATTTGGTCATTGGTCTTGCCCCTCTCAGGTAAAATCTAATAACTGTGCTGCCGCGTTCTCAGCGGCCTGTTGCGTGGAAAAATTGCGGTACAGAATGAAGTTCCACAGCACATCGAGCGTGGATTTATAGAGTTCGCCAAATTGCAGGTCATCCATTTTGGCAAAGCTGATTGATTTGGCGACACGGCGCAGGCTGCCGTCAGGCATTTCGTAGGTGTCGTACTGGCCGGATTGTTCAATGGCCCAGGATCGGAAAGCGTCAAAGGATTTTGTCGCAGTAATATTCTGCGCGCGCTTTTGTGCTACATCATCAAGATAGGCGTCAGCTGCTGACTGCAGTGCATCGTCATTGTCCGTGTAATACGAGAGGAATTTCACATACCCGCGAACCAATTCTTTTTCTTCCGGCGAAATTGTGCCGCCGACCGGTTCCCAATATTCATAACCGAGGTTCAGGAGTGCGAAGTATTTACGATGAAATCGTGGATTACGTGCCTTTTTGAAGTCTGCTGACAGCACATCACCGCACTTAACTTTTGAATGCAGATAATCCCTTGCTGCCGGATTTGCAGGCGCAAGGGTATCGTTGGGGAGTTTGATAAAGCTATGCTGTGCCATGTAAATATCTCCGGTGGCACAGCGGGTATTCAGGATGCTGGTTGTTCAGGCCAGCACCTGAATAATATACTGATGTAATGTAAATTGCTAATTAGTATTACGGCATTCTATCTCTAATAAATCAACACAATACTTAAGAACAAAATAATGTAAATCGCTACTACGTGATGAAACCATTAATTATATTGCAGGCATTAAGATTATAGGTCTAATTTATTGTTAATGATTTTTTTATAGCGGCAATCTTCCTTTTCACACCAATTTTAGGGTTTAGCCCTAAAGCGGTCTCATATGCCTCTAATGCTTTGCATGGTTCATCCAGTATTTCAAATGCCTCTCCACGTATCTTATGCGCACTAGCGCTCCAGTCGGATCGCATATTGGCTCCATCTAAAAGTGCGGTATCTACAACTTCTAATGCTATCTTGGCATCTTGTTTCTCGGCACTTAAATCCAATAATTCCTTAGCTGCCAGAATTTTTACGCTATAATCGCCTTTTTCCAAACGAGCCTTTAGATAAGCCGAGCTATCATTAAATGTTCCATCTGCTGCGTAGCTAAACCAACCTACATTTTTTTCCTCACACAGAACGGAAACTAATAGACCATCAGTACCCACCTTAAATTTATAACGATCTGCCCAACTCGTAGACGGAGTCACAGAAAATAGAACAGACTGACTTTGCAAATCCATCAGAGATAAAATATTTCCATCTTCATTTGGTGCGTTGCATGTTTGCAAAATTGCATATCTGATCTTACCCAGCAATAGTGGACACGCGGCTAAGTGAGTAAACTCTCAGTCAGAGGTGACTCACATGACAAAAACAGTATCAACCAGTAAAAAACCCCGTAAACAGCATTCGCCTGAATTTCGCAGTGAAGCCCTGAAGCTTGCTGAACGCATCGGTGTTACTGCCGCAGCCCGTGAACTCAGCCTGTATGAATCACAACTCTACAACTGGCGCAGTAAACAGCAAAATCAGCAGACGTCTTCTGAACGTGAACTGGAGATGTCTACCGAGATTGCACGTCTCAAACGCCAGCTGGCAGAACGGGATGAAGAGCTGGCTATCCTCCAAAAGGCCGCGACATACTTCGCGAAGCGCCTGAAATGAAGTATGTCTTTATTGAAAAACATCAGGCTGAGTTCAGCATCAAAGCAATGTGCCGCGTGCTCCGGGTGGCCCGCAGCGGCTGGTATACGTGGTGTCAGCGGCGGACAAGGATAAGCACGCGTCAGCAGTTCCGCCAACACTGCGACAGCGTTGTCCTCGCGGCTTTTACCCGGTCAAAACAGCGTTACGGTGCCCCACGCCTGACGGATGAACTGCGTGCTCAGGGTTACCCCTTTAACGTAAAAACCGTGGCGGCAAGCCTGCGCCGTCAGGGACTGAGGGCAAAGGCCTCCCGGAAGTTCAGCCCGGTCAGCTACCGCGCACACGGCCTGCCTGTGTCAGAAAATCTGTTGGAGCAGGATTTTTACGCCAGTGGCCCGAACCAGAAGTGGGCAGGAGACATCACGTACTTACGTACAGATGAAGGCTGGCTGTATCTGGCAGTGGTCATTGACCTGTGGTCACGTGCCGTTATTGGCTGGTCAATGTCGCCACGCATGACGGCGCAACTGGCCTGCGATGCCCTGCAGATGGCGCTGTGGCGGCGTAAGAGGCCCCGGAACGTTATCGTTCACACGGACCGTGGAGGCCAGTACTGTTCAGCAGATTATCAGGCGCAACTGAAGCGGCATAATCTGCGTGGAAGTATGAGCGCAAAAGGTTGCTGCTACGATAATGCCTGCGTGGAAAGCTTCTTTCATTCGCTGAAAGTGGAATGTATCCATGGAGAACACTTTATCAGCCGGGAAATAATGCGGGCAACGGTGTTTAATTATATCGAATGTGATTACAATCGGTGGCGGCGGCACAGTTGGTGTGGCGGCCTCAGTCCGGAACAATTTGAAAACAAGAACCTCGCTTAGGCCTGTGTCCATATTACGTGGGTAGGATCAATCTACCACATTTTGAAATCCCCATGCTGAAAATATTCGCCTTTAAGTAACGTCTGTATACTTCTGTTTTATCTGGATCAATAGTAATCAATTCACTTTGAAGCTCTGTTCCAAAGCAACAATCCAACACCAGAAATCGCCCAGTGTCAGCTACTGCAGCTGAGACTGGGCGAGCAATATTTGTCAACTCGAAGACAACGTTATCATTCTCATAATCTAAGAATAACACCCGACCGCACCCCTTATCCCTGCAGCCACCAGTACCGTGACCATCATCATCACTGCATCCAACAACCCAGCGTTTGTTGGGTGACATACACGCTTTGCCAAAAAAAGGGGGAGTATTTAGTGTTAACCATTTTTTTTGAATATTCGCATTACGTTTTCGTTTATCATCCTTCTTATCTAAGCACTTATCCGCGACTCCGGATTTATTATTAGGTAAAAAAAACTGACGCAGTTTAGACATAAAACCCATAAAATTACCCTTTGATAAGATATACTATTTAGTATCAAACAATTAAATAGTATGTAACTTTTATGATTGATAAATATAGCTTTAGAATATATCAAAAATGACTCCCCGTACTTAATCAAGATCTCATCTAAGAAAACCACAGGTTATAATACAGAAGCTATATGCAGAGCTTTAAATCATGCCATCCGAGAGTATTCCAGCACTCAGCATCACCAGACATACAGCATTCCGCCACTGGGAGTTTCTCGCCACATTTACGACAAGTTTTCTTACTCAGTTCCTCAATTTCAGATTTTAGCGACCGGTCATCGATTCTGATGAGCATCGTCAGGTACTCGTTCAGTTCATAAGGTTCCCGACCTGGCCGCCGCAACACACAATTGCGCTGCAGCATTTCCAGTTCCTGCTCATCCACCAGCAGTTCAAGTTTGACAATACCGGTTTTCTTTTGCCGCGCTCTCTGCGCGGCTTTGCGTTCTGCAGGTGATTTAGCCATTATCCTGATTCCTTTCATATTCTGAGTATGCTTCTCTCCTGTTCCATGCATTTACTGACTCTGTTTCATTAAAACGTTTCATCCGTACCCCGCATCCATCACAAGCAACACCATACAATGTCAGGCCGTGGCTGCTGGGACAGTGTATGGTGATATCAGTACATCCACAAAACGGACACGGTTTAAGCTCATGCACTTTTTCTGTCATCACGCAGCCTCCCTTGTTTTCGCTACCAGCCAATGCGCCTGCTGCATAAACAGTTCGCCGATGGCGAGCAGCTCGTCGCGGTTGATATAACTGATTTTGTCTCCCTGCCAGTCCTTATCCAGGATGACAACCGCACCGGCAAAGAAAGCACCTGACGGTTTCTGTTTCTCATTCGCCGGTACAAACCAGTCCGGTAAATCGAACCCGATACGGCCACGGATGAATGCAACATGATCAGCCCATTCCGGCCACCACGTTTCGCTGGTCGCGGCTTTTATCAGAAAAATATACCGCCCACCTTTCTCACGCATAGCCTGAGCGTACTCCATTATATGAACCATCCCTGTAACAGCCTGTTGACTATGATAGGTAGCACGGGAATATGGCGGGTTAGCGTATGCAGCACCACCCAGCTCTTTCAGCTTTTCTGACCAGTCCTGTGTCAGCGCGTTATCTTCGGCGGTGTAATAGTTAGGGCATTTACTGTTCTGACCATCAGTAAACAGATCGAGGGTGCACGGGCCGAACTTCGCGTTGATACCCCAGTACAGCGCATCAGGCGTCCGCCACTGGTCACCGACCTCTTTCAGCATGTGGGATGGCTTGTTGCGCAGTTCTTCCAGCATGACGACGTAGTCCGAACGCTGAGTTGGTATTGATTCCATCACTTCATCACCCCCTGCCAATAATTCAGACGTTCCCGGAAAAACGGTTGCTGATCCGTCGGTATTTTTTCGATAGCCACCAGTACAGCTGTTCCGTGTATTTTCTGCATTCTGAGCTGCTTAATCAGGCGACTGGCAGCCAAATCAAGCTGCTCTTTTTCCTGATACTCAGCAGGCCACAGAGCACGATTATGTGGCAGATCTGCAGGTAAATAATTTGATTGTCCGGACATACTCCCCCCCTGTTTCTTTGGTTCAGGGGCAGACTGATACGGGATTTTTTTCCGGGCCCGGCGCGCGGCATGCAGCCGGTCTAAGTGACAGTTGGTATGGTCACAGCCATCATCCGGCATGCGGGGATAGTTATCACGCACGAGAGATTCGCACGTAACAGGGTCTTTGATTATCATGGTCTTTGCCTCTGTTGGTCTTAAAATGCTTTGTCGGCGTAGCGGCGTCTTTTAGGTACCTCAGCCTGTTGCTGCATACGGCTCACTTCTGCTGCTGAAATCTGGTCGGTTGGCAGATAGTGGCCGTTTTTAAATTCCTGATACACAGTGCCGGTTTCTCCGTGCCGGTTTTTCTCGATGATGATCTCCGCATAATTTTTTGCCGGACTGTTCGGGTTATAAACGACGTCCCGGTAGGTGAGGAAAATAAAATCTGCATCCTGTTCCAGACTACCGGAGTCACGCAGATCTGCAGCGACCGGACGGCGCTGGTTCAGCGGTCGTTTATCCACATCACGGGATAACTGACTCAGAGCCACAACCGGTGTGTGAATACTTTTAGCCAAGCCTTTCATACCGGCCGATATCGCAGCAATAGCCAGGTCGTTACGCTCCGCTTTAGGCTTTTTAATCAGCCCTAGGTAGTCGATGAAAATGCCTTTTGTGGCCGGATATTTTCGCTTATGGCGCTCACTGATGGCGCATATCTGATCAATGGTCAGATTACTGGCATCGATAATGTGAATATCCCGATCTTGCAGATAGCCTGTAGAGGCAATTACTCGCTGCCATTCCTCATCATCTAGATCACAGTTGCGTAATTTTGAGGCAGGTAACCTCGCCGCCCCTGAAATCATTCTTTCAACAATCTGCATGTTGGCCATTTCCATCGAGAACATCAGAACGCCATCACCTTTAGCAGTCATGCCTTCCATCATCGTGAGTGCCAGCTCAGTTTTACCCATGCCCGGCCGACCGCCGATAAAAATCAGGTCCGTAGGGTTAAAACCACCGATTTTATCGTCCAGTGCTTCGATACCGGTCCGGATCATCATGCCGCTGCCCTCGCCACGGTTCCGCTTCTCCAGCACATCAACATAGCCGTCAATCAGTTCGTTGAGATGAACCGGTACCAGGCTTTCTTTCTCGCTGGTGATCAGGGTGAACTCGCTGCTGAACTTCTGAATTACGCTTTCGGCCTGGTCATGAGTGGCCGCATCAGTAATTTCTTTCTGAAATTTATTTATCAGCGCTGTAATTTTACGAACAGCCGCATAGTTCCTGACTTTCTCGGCATACCCTTTCAGGTTTGCGTATGAGATGGTTTTTCTGGTGAGCTCCATGATATGAGCAAAATCACCATTTCCCCCGAGTGCATCCGCGATAAATACCGGATCGATAATCGCACTCGTCAGTGCCTGTTTTTTTATTTCCCGGTACACCCTGGAAAAGTACCCGACACTGAAAGCGTCATCAGGCAGTGTTGCCAGAACGTCATAGGCATCCTGAGTGGCACCACCGGCCAGCAAACCACCAATGACAGCGGCTTCTAATTCCTGCTCACTGAACATAATCAATTACTCCGGTAGCTTGGCCAGTTGAACGACAGCACTGCGCCACCTTCCAGCATGCGGTCAATAACTCGTTCACCCAGCAGCGGTGCCAGTTCGTTCAGCGGCAGGTTGCTGATCATGATAGTCGGCAGCATGTCCTCATACCGGTCGTTAATCACTTCAAACAAAATATTGCGCTCTGAGTCAGTTCCGTACTGCACCCCGATTTCGTCGATAATCAGCAGACCCGGCTCGCAGTATTTTTCCAATACGTCGAGCTCGCTGTATTCTGCATCGCCAGCCCATGTGCGGCGAAAAGCCCGGATGATACGCGCCGCTGTGGTGATAAATACCGATTCCTTCGCCTCAGTGGCAACCTGACGGGCGATTGATACTGCGAGGTGTGTTTTCCCGGTTCCTGGTGTTCCGCACAAAATAAGTCCCTCTCCGGCGGTTTTTCGGGATAGCCATGTATCGGCATACTCGCGGCAGATTTTCAGATTGCTTTTCGCATCCGGATTCGCCGGGTGATACGTCTCAAATGTCGCTGCAGCAAAGCGCGGCGGGATGTTCGCGGTCAGTTCGTCAGACATGCTTGCCCCCGTTCACCCATGCCGCAGAGCGGCTCTCGTAGTTTTTATCGCTGAATCCGAAGTGTGTGCTCGGCTTAGCCGGTTTCCGACCTGCGGTGCGTTCCGGGAATATTCCCTGCCAGCCGTTGGCAATCGAGTCACACAGCACAGAATCAGGATCCGGATGCCCGGCCAGCTTTTTGCCAATCTGCCGACAGCTGGTTTCCGTCAGTGGTTTTTTAATTTCCTTGCGGAATTTTACCCAATCCTGCCAGACAGGTTCGCTGACGTTTTCCGGACGAACTAACAACGGGTCAAATTTCACCGTGGATTTTTTCTGCGTCGCAGGCTTCGGATCCTCTTTTGAATTTACTGATGGATCATGTTTTGAATTTACTGATGGATCGCCTCCAGATTCTGGAGGGTGAAAACCCCCTTTAACGCCAGAATCTGGAGGGTCAAAACGCCCGGAATTACTGTTTTCTGACCGGTCGGATTCTGAACCGTCAGAAACTGGAGGGTGAGAAATTGCATTATTTTCACACTGTTTTTTCAGCTTTGCGATTTCCTGCAACGCGATAGTTTCCAGCTTATCGACATTGAGAAAATATAAATTCGATGCGTTACGGTTACCGTTCCGGCGCTGTTTTTTTGTCAGCCAGCCATCCTTTTCAAGCTCACTGCATGCATCGCGGATAGTGCTGACTCCTGCCCCAATCTGCCGGGACAGTGTTTCTACGCTCGGATAGCTGATCCCCTCATCGCTGGAGAAATCAGCCAGGCGAACCATAATCATCAGTTTTGTGCCTTTCACACCTGAAACGGCGCAGGCATCCCATACGTAACCCTGAATTTTATTACTCACGTCACACCCCCAGCGCGTCAGCGATATCGCGACATGCGTTCTGGTACTGCTCAGGTGTCAGATTACGCATACGCAGCCGTGCTTTGGCCCGTTCGTACTGCTGCCACACACTGAGCGCCGCCGCCCGGCGCCCGTCGAAAATCGGGCGTATGGTTTCGATATCTGCGGGAATGCCGTTATGCATAAACCCATTGCGGTAGGTGATTTTTTCGGTTGTATTCAGCATTGGTCTTTGCCTCTTTCTCATGCGCTGGTCATGCGCATCGCATTTAATGCGGTTACTGCTTTTGATATGCACTGTGACATGTCACGACTACCTAAAAGTGTTTCGCTGATTGCCGCGGCAAATTCTTTGATTGCCAGGGAAGCCAGGTAATTAACCGACTCATCCCCGTTAACCCGCGCCAGCCGGTCAGCTGGTAATGCAATTTTGATTGCCGGGATCAGCTCACTGAACTTTCTGTCTGCCGCCGGAGAATTACCGCGCAACCAACGGAAAATTTGCTGCCTGTTGTTATTAATCGCTTTCCAGTCCGCGTTACCGGCCCCGTCTTCTATCGGGTGCAGGCGTGACGGTTTATCACCACGCAGTATCAAAAAATACGCCCTGCTAATTTCGATTGCGACATGCTCCTGTCCTTTTTCTGCCGCCCATAATTCAATCTCATCCTTAATTATTTGGTTGTTATTCATCATCTTGCGTCTCCTGTCGCGAAATTGATTATGAATAATCAGTTTTTTAACTGGCTTGCTGAGATAATTCACCACGGTCGGGTAAGCCATCAGCAATGTTCGGATAAATTTCTGGCGCTACCTCATGAGGGGTTATTTTCCAGCTGAGGCACTCACACAGACTTAAAACTTTTTGTGCCGGCACTCCGTTTTTAAACCACAGATTTACCGTTTGTGGTTTTATTCCCAACCTGCGGGCAATTTCTGACTGGTTGGCCAGTGTGACAATTTTGCTTTTAAGATTTGGTGTCATATCGGTCTCCTTAACCTGATTACAAGTTAATCTTACAATTACAAATTGGTAATTTCAAGTTTTTCTTGAAGTGATGAGTACAAGAAAACCTTGTAATATGACATTATGAAAAAGAATCCTAATGAAACATCAGCAGCCAGAATCAGCCAAGTTCTCACAGAGAATGGATGGTCACAGTCTGATCTTGCCCGCAGAATTGGTGTAAGACCTCAGTCAGTCCAATTCTGGGTAAGCGGGAAAACAGCACCAAGCGGAACAAATTTATCTGCATTGGCTTCTGTGTCCGGCTATCCGGAACACTGGTTTTTAATGGATGATATATCTGGAGGACCAGCCCGGCAGAGCGTTACAGCAAAAAAACATGATTCATATCTTGTTGAATTACTTGATGTTGAAGCCAGTGCTGGCCCGGGCATCATAACAAAAGGTGAGTTCATGGAGACGATCAGATCGATTGAATACACCTCCGATGAAGCTTTACGCCTGTTTGGACACCGGCCAAGTGAAAACATAAAAATGATCACTGTTGCCGGTGATAGTATGCAAGGTACAATTAATCCTGGTGACCAAGTTTTTATTGATGTCCACATAAATTACTTTGATGGCGATGGTGTATATGTTTTTGTCTACGGACAAACATTACATATCAAACGGTTACAGATGATTAAAGATCAGCTTACAGTTATTTCCGATAATAATAATTATCGTGACTGGCAAATCACGAAAGAAGACGAAGATAAATTTTTCATTGCCGGAAAAGTGCTGATTAGTCAGTCCAAAGTTTACAAGCGCTACGCCTAAATCCCTATTCAACATTAAACTTTAAATTACAAGGAATTATGCTCCTTGTAATTTTTAACACCCGCAATTACAAGTTTTATTTGCAATTCAAGCTTGCAATATTCAGTTTTTACTTGTAGATTTATCTCCATCAAAACCCCACAGCGGGTATTCAGGATAAACGTTCACAGTTTTACATCAGCACCAGGAAACAAATAACGCCACGAAGATGGCAGAAGAGGCAAGACGACCTGACACCCCGGAAAGACGGGGATCTAATCAAAACGGGGGTTATATGAAAGAAACCGATAGCACCAAAAGCAGAGAGCAGGAAATAAAGGATTACGTTGGCTTTGTAATGAGTGACGTTAACATCCTATCCACGAGCATGATCCCTAAAATGATTGAGGCGGGATCTAGCCTTGATGATATCAAAGACAAAGTGGACATACTGGCGGAAGCGTATATCTACACGCGATTAAAGGTACTGCATGAAGGTCGTAAATTAATTGAAGATATCAACAAATATGACGCCGCCATGAATGCAGAAATGACGGCCCTGATTAAATCGAATGCCCGTAACTACGAATTGGGAGACAGCTTCACATAAGGCGAAGTAAATCCAAAGCGGCTTTTTCTGCGTCTTCAATTGCTGTTTCTGATTGGAAAGATGTCAGTAAGTGAGGGTACCTTGCAGCCTGACTTAAATGGCTAATTTGATGTTTAACTTCTTCCCTTTGTTCTGAGGTTAACACATTAAAAATAGCTTTTAACAAAATATGCTGCGCATCTAATTGCTGTTCCAGATTTTTATTATCCATAATTCAGTTCCTTAAACACGTTGCGGTGACTGAATTATACACAGATTCCTTGCGTTGCGGAATGCAGGAACCTCAGCAGCCTGATGAGGGTAAATAATCAGGCACCGGATTTCAGACGTAAAAAAACCCACCGAGGTGGGCTCTTTTACCCGGAGTCGCCGACCAAAGCTAATCCGGAGTTCTGCTGACGGGACCAACCGTCAGAAGAGGCAAGACCAATGACGAATCATTGGAAATATCATTTTAAAGGAGTTGCTATGAAAGCACAACCTGACACTCTCAGTGTTACGCTTTACGTCCATGCACAAAAGCGGTTTGACGGAAGTATCGCGTATTCAGTATACACCCACAAATTCAAAGCAACTGACGGCATGGGCTTCCCTGTTGCCGAACACCAGCTTGAATTACCTGTCCCCTCAGTCAGCAAATTTGATTTAGTTCAGGCCGAAATTGACAGTTTACGTGCAGAACAAAACAAGATTCTCGCTGACGCAGAAGTTAAATCAGGACTGCTTGAAGATCGTATCCAGGCGCTGCTATGTCTGGAGGGCAAAGTTATTTCCAAAGACGACGAAGCATTACCTTACTGACCAGAGGCAAGACCAATGACCAATTATATCTGTGCATTTAATCCCATAGATGCGGCACTTAAAGACGGTGCTGTGACTGTTGCAATCACGATTTCCGCCAATTCCGAGAAGATGGCCAGAGCAATGGCCGCCGTGATGCTGGAGGAAACTTACCCTGAAAATACAGGGAAGTTTGATGTGGCGGCACCAATAATCTGCGAAGCTCAGGCAGGCAAACCGGCACCGGCCGGTGATAGCTTTGATGAACATTTTGCCAAAGAGTACGAGTTCAACGGTACTGACTGGCAGAAACGTGAAGAAAAAATGGTCGTATTTGCAAAAACAGCACCTGTTGTGCGTATTGCCGCCATCCTGTTGTACGGGAAAACGCAATTTACCCGTAGCGAGTACCTCAAAGCTGTCGATTTTGTTCATATCGGTGACGAATACCCGCTGCTCCGGAATATAGCCAAAGGTGTCGCGGCCACGCCCGGGGTATCCCTGCTTAACGAGCAGGAACTGGAAGCGCTGGTGAATTTTGTCATGCAACAGGCACCGGACAGCATCACCGAAAAAGAGGCACAGAAGCTGGCAGAAAAATACTTATACCCTGCTGCTGAACCAGCCACAGGGCAGCTCCCGATCACGGAACACAAGCAACGCGATTTTGACCACAACTATGCAACACTGGATCAGGAAATAGCTCTCGCCCTTCTTCCCGGTGATTTTTCACCGTGGGAAATACAGCCAAGCAAACTTACCGCTGCGAAAAAGCTGATCAGTGATGAAGATGAAAGCTGGCGGCGCTGGTCTACTGAGTTACGTATTATCCCGACCGCATTGCAGATCCCGCGTGAAACAGTCTTTGCTGTCGTACGTGAAGGAAAAGAATTACCTGACCTGATAAGCGATGCGGCAGCCCGTAAACAGTTTGTGGCTGACCGTATCGGCATAACGCCGGCAGAAAGCAGTCATGACCAGGAAACAGGCCGGTCCGGTCCGGATATTACGGAAGATAAACCACCCGTAGCAGCAAAGCAGGAAAAGACCAAGCGCACACGTACTAAAAAAGCAGATAAACCGGCAGAGAAACCAGCTCCGGAAGTAGCAGCCAACGATGAACCGGCTACCATAGCCCAAACACCGGAACCGGCTCATGCCGAGGAACCAGCTACTGATGACTTCCGCAGCCGCGCCGAAGTGATTGCCGAGGTTCTGGCAGACACGGACAATCTGAGTATCTGGAAGCAGGTACAGCGCACAGATCCACGCTTTACCAAGCCTTTAGAGGGAGCGGGATTTCAGGGTACCAGCATTAACAGTAACTACATGTTTATGCGTGCTACCGAAATTTTCGGGCCGATCGGTGAGGGTTGGGGCTATGAGGTGGTTGAAGAAAAATTCCTGGACGGCAAACCACTGACTGAACCTGTTATGGAAAACAACAAACAGGTTGCTCTGCGTTACCTGCGTGACGCAGACGGTTCTCTGTTCTGCGAGCAAAATCATTCAATAAAAATCCAGTTTTGGTACCGCAGCAAAGATGGTAAGTGCTGTTATTTTGAAAGCTATGGCGCGACACCATACCGCTATCAGACCCAATACGGCATAAAAGTTGATAGTGAAGTCATCAAAAAATCACTGACAGACGCGATTAAAAAAGCACTGTCAATGCTCGGGTTTTCTTCTGATGTGTTCATGGGTATGCACGATAACCCTGAATACCTCATCAAAAATAAAATGGAATTTGAAATCAAAGCGGCCAGCGAGAACGCAGAGGACAGCGTCCGGATCCGCGAGGAGCTGGACGAGAAATTTAAACGCAACACGGAAACTATGCGGACGGCAGTCACGACCAATGAGCTGCGTGGTATCGCATCCACTCTGTCACGGGAAATTTCGGTGCATATCAGCAACGCCAAATCCCGTGGCGATAAAGAACATCAGAAATACCTCGAAGGCCGTCTGCGCCGCCTGAAAGCTATTGAAGATGAATGTTTAACCGCACTGACTGAAAAACAAGAGGCAGACCAATGAGCACAACCGCAATTGCATTAGCCGCAGACTATGAAAAGCTGCAACGACTGGTAGAGACCGGTGAATTCACCCCGGAAGAAATAGCCGACACTTTGGAAGGTATAGAGGGCGCACTCGGCGATAAACTGGACGCGATTATGATCCACGTCCGTAACCTTGAAGGGCAGGCAAATACGCTGGGTGAAGAAACCAAACGCCTGGCGGATCGTGAAAAGTCATTTAAGCGTCAGGCCAAAGACCTGAAAAAATATGCACTAACCTGCTTACTGGCATCCGGCCAGGACAAACTGAAAACAGTGAAAAACACATTTACCGCGGCAAAAGGTCGGGCATCAGTAGTCATTGACGATGAATCACTTATCCCTGATTCACTCGTTGATGTACAAACCATCGTGTCACCGGATAAAAAAGCCATCAAAGAGGCACTGGAAAACGGTATTGCAGTTCCCGGTGCACATATTGAAATTGGTGAACGTTCATTGATGGTCCGGTAATTACCCACGGTGCCCGGCAACCGGGCACTTTGTTTCAGCGTGACATGTCACGATAAGGCAGACCAATGCTAAAACACCAACACTACAAAGACCGGCCGGTAAAGCTCACGTTCCCTGACGGCAGTCACGGCTACATCCATACAGACCGTCGGTGTGATGTGTATTACGACCTGCCTCCGCAGGTGAAAATTGAGGCCCGTAACGAACCACAGCAGAAGGATGAAAGCAAATGATATATGGATTGTTCATGCTGATTTGCTCTGCCACCAGCTGCGAGTACCAGCCCTACGGCTACGTTTATCCGGATGAAAAAAACTGCCTGATGGATAAAGAAACACTGACCGTGAAGGGGATTTTGTCAGAGTGCTATCTGATCGATGAAATTATTTCGGCCGATTTTGCTCAGACAAAAAGTTGATTAAGCATAATCAGTTTTATTCCGCCACGGTGATTACCATGATGCCAATACCATTACAGGGGAAAACATCATGGAACCGTGGCAACCAGGACAACAATTACTGACCGACTTTGATATTAAATTAGGCCACCTGGCTGCGAGTGTAAAAAACAGACCATGCACTCCGGCAGATATTAAACGCTCATGCGATACAGCCGACCTTCTTATTTTATTGATGATGAGGCAAGACCAAAATGAAAAACGAGAGTGACGTAATTACCCCGGACGAAATGATAGAACTGACCGGCTATCAATTCCCGTCAAAGCAGTGTGAGGTATTAGAGCGCGCCGGTATCTTTTTTATAAAGCGGCCGGATGGATACCCGAAAACGACCTGGACGCATTTTAACAGTCCACTGGCTAAACGACAGACATTACCAGCATCAGAAGAACCTGACTTCGGGGCTATGTGATTATGGGGAGGAAAAGGAAAAATCCTGCTGATAACTGGATGCCAAAGCGGGTTAAACGGGGCAGATCTGCTTTTGAATTTATTACTCCGGATAACAAAACAATCCGGCTTTGTGATTTTTCATGTACACAGGCTGAGGTATGGGTAGCATACGAAAAACTGATAGACGATCAGAAAAATGAGGCAACATTGACAGCATTGTTTAACTCATTTTTCATTTCCGCCGACTTTACTAACCTGTCACCGGAAACACAGAAAGATTATCGTAAATATTCCGGCAAGCTATTACCTGTATTCGGGAAAATGCAGCCTGATAATATAAAGCCTGAGCATATCCGTAAATATATGGATAAGCGCGGCACTAAAAGCCCGACACAGGCAAACAGGGAAAAAACGCTGCTATCCCGTGTTTTTGGCTGGGGTTATGAGCGCGGACTGGTAAAAAGCAATCCATGTAAAGGTGTGCGGCAATTCAAGGAGCAAGCCAGGGATCGCTATATTACAGATGATGAATATAATGCGCTCTATTCCGTATCCCCTGTAGTTGTCAGGATAGCAATGGAAATAGCGTATCTCTGCGCAGCCCGGCAAGCTGATGTTTTGGCATTAACTTATTCGCAATTAACAGAGGATGGTATTTACATTAAGCAGGGAAAAACAGGTGTAGCACAAATAAAGGCATGGACGGAGCGCCTGCATGCAGCTATAAACCTGAGTAATACTCTCCCCCTTGATTCTGGTATCAGCAGTATTTATGTACTTCATCAATCCAGAGGATCCGGGTATACACGGGATGGTTTCAACAGTCGCTGGCGAAAGGCCAAAAAGGCTGCGGCTAAAAAATTCCCGCACCTGAATTTTAACTTCACCTTTCATGATTTGAAGGCTAAAGGTATTTCAGATCTCGATGGACCACTGTCAGAAAAACAGAAAATATCGGGACATAAAAATATCACTCAAACCGCCCGGTATGACAGAAAAGTGGTGGTTGTTCCTGTTGTCGGTGGTCAGAAAAAGACAGTTTGA